CAAGCAACGGCTCCAGATCAAACTGGAAATTCCAGAAATCCTAAAGGCGACGGAAGGCAAGTATAACAGATTTTGATTTATTTCAATATGTTGTTATTATTTAAATAAGATGGACATTCAAAAAGCCGAATGGCATGAGGATGGAAACAGAATTAATATTTCTGTTCCCTTTTTAAAAATAGATAAAGAGACTAGAACAGTCTCTGGATTTGCCTCGCTTGATAACTTAGATCGTCATGGAGACGTTGTAACTGCAGAGGCTTCACAGAAAGCATTTGATCGTTTCAGAGGAAACTTGAGGGAAATGCATCAGCCTGTAGCAGTCGGCAAAGTTGTTTCGTTTAAACAACAAAATTTTTATGATAAACCTAGTGGACAAACCTATAATGGAGTTTTTGTAACTACATATATTTCTAAGGGGGCGCAGGATACTTGGGAAAAGGTTCTGGACGGTACCCTAACAGGTTTTTCAATTGGTGGTAATATTATTGAGGCAAAGGATGAATTTAGTAAAGAATTAGATAAATCTATTAGAAAGATTAATGATTACGAACTTTACGAACTCAGCCTTGTTGATAATCCTGCTAATCCGTTAGCAAACATTTTTTCAATTCAAAAAGGAATTGATGGTCTTATTTACAAAGGTACTGCGACAGAGATAGAAACAGAAAATGTTTTTTGGTGTTCTTCAGATGAAATTGCTATTTCTTCTAATTCAGATACATCGACCTGTGCCGCCTGTAATGAAACAATGACAAATATTGGTTGGATAGAAAGTATTGAGAATACTAAATCTGAAGATATAGAATCAGTTGTAAATAAGTATTTAAATAATAAAACCAAAGGAGGTACAGACATGTCTAAAGAACTCTCAGTAGAATCAACAGATCTTGAAAAAAGTGTTGATGAAGTAGAAGAAATTGCTACTGAAGAAGTTTCCGATGAGACAGTAGACGTTCTAGAAGAGTCGGATTCTGCTGAAGAAACTGTTGAAGAAACAGTAGAAGATGATGTTATTGAGAAGTCTGCTGATCCAGAGGTAACTGAAGATTTTGACCTTGTAAAGATGCTAGATGAACTAAAGGAAACCATTACTGAAAAGATTGATGCTGGCGTTGCTAAGGCAATCGGTGGAAGTAATGTTAAGAGTGTTGATGAAATCATCTCTGAGATGAGTACAAACATCAGCAAGTCTATCGATGAACTTAGTACAACTTGTGCAGATTTATCAAAGTCAGTAAGTTCTCTACAGAATAGAATGGATGCTTACGAGTCATCCACTGCTGTAAAGAAATCTAATGACCCTGAAGGGGCATCAGAAGAAATTAAAATCCAAAAAAGCATTTGGAATGGACACTTCCTCAACGTCCAAGACCTATAAAAAATTTGAAAGGTAGGTGAAAAGAAATGAGTAATGAATTACTTCAAAAAGTAATTGACACAACAGATATGGGTAATAGTACTTCTGATAACAGAGGTCTTCTCTACCCAGAACAATCAAATAGATTTATTGACTACATGTGGGATGCTACTGTTCTTACAAAGGCTGCTCGCACTATTCGCATGAAGTCAGATACAGTAGAAATTGACAAGGTTAATGTCGGTCAGAGAATTCTTCGTGCGGCTAATCAGGCGCTTCCAAGAAACTATGCAGTAGGTGACTCAGGATACCCAATCGTAAATTCAGATGCTTACTTTTCAAAGGTTTCTTTGACAACAAAGAAACTACGTCTTGACTGGGAACTTTCCAGTGAAACACTTGAAGATAACATTGAAGGTACTGATCTTGAAGATCATATTGCTCGTATGATGGCTACTCAGGCTGGAAACGATGTAGAAGATCTACTTATTGCTGGAGATACTGCATCATCAGACACACTTTTGGTAGCATTTGATGGTTTCTCAAAGCAGGCAAAGGCCGGTGGTTATGTCGTTAACGCTTATAACTCTACACTAGGAATGGGTGTCTTTAATCAGGCAATCAAAGCCCTTCCCCGTAAGTACAAGCAGCGTCGTAACCAGTTGAGATTCTTCACAAGTTCAAACTTGGTGCAGGATTACCTCTACAACCTTGCAATCAATACTAATAGTTCTAACTTTGGTACCCCATTTGATATTGCTTCCGGCGTTATCCGTGGTGATGTTGCTGCAAACGATGGTGGTCCCGGTACTATCACACCATTTGCTTTTGGCATTCCTGTTATCAATGTTCCATTGATGCCAGAGTCCACTACAACTGGAGAACTTCACCTTACATTCCCACAGAACTTCATTGTCGGAATTAAGCGTGATATTACGGTTTACCGTACTTTCCAGCCTAAAAAGGATACAATTGAATACACTCTCTACATTCGTGTAGGTTGTGCAATTGAAAACCTTGATGCACATGTTGTTGTTACTAACATTGGTCTTGCCAATGTTGCTGGTACACAGACAACTCAGACTACATCAACAGTTAGCAATTCATATGCGCTTGCAAGTCCAACTTCTAATACGAAGTGGGTTTCAACTTCAAGCGTCTGATAATTATCAGATTTGGAAAGGGAGGGCTTATGCCCTCCCTTTTCTATTTTCTGATATAATTGTTATAAATAGAAAGGTTAAAAAATGTCATTTGAATCAATGAAATTGGATGAATTAAAAACAGTTGCTGAAGGTTTTGGCGTAGATACAGAAACCGTCAAGACTAAAAAGTCTTTGATTACACTGTTAGATGAAGAAGGTGTTACATATGATTTGTATGTAAAATTTTTCTCAGCAGAAAAAGATGAGCCAGAAGATTATGTTAATACTGCTCAAATTAAAAATCAGCAATTAAATATTCCAGAGCCTTCTTCTGCTACTGTTTTAGTAAAAATGGATCGGAAGAATGGAATGTATGAAACCAATGGTTTTACTTTTACTAGAGAGCATCCATATGTTGCTATGGGAGATTGGCAAGCCCAAAGAATTTTTGATGAAGAAGAAGGTTTTAGACCAGCCACACCAAAAGAAATTCAGGAATATTATTCCTGACCGGAGGCGTTTTAATTGCACGAAGTATTTAGTAATACATTTCATAAACATGAAATGATTTTCTATAAAAATAATGTTGCTACTGATACAGATTCGTTACCAACAGTAAAAGTTTTTGATGCTGATACGAGTGCATCAATTGCTACTGGAACGGCTATTAATGAAGAGGGTCTGGGTCAGTATTATTATCAGATTACTCCAACCGTTTCTTCAGTAGATAGAAATTTACTTATTCAATGGTCATATAGTTTTAATTCAGTTTCAGCAACTGAGAATAGTTATGCTGCAGTGGTTACTCCATATGCTACTCTTCCAGAAATAATTTCTGAATTAAAAATTGGTGTATCGCCATCTGATGAAAATTATATAACGCCGGAAGAAATACTCTTTGCTGAAAGAGTGGCAAGAATTCAGATAAATAATTATTGCAATCAATATTTTAATAAAAGATATGATAGTCAAACTGAATACGGCGTTAATGCTGATTCTCTTTCTCTTACTGAGAGAATGTTGTCAGTTGATGAAATTTATGAAGATGAAGTTTTAGTATATAGGGCAAGTGCTGGATATAATGCTCTTGGCGATAGTATAATTGTTTCTGATACTGGTAAAACTATTAATATAATTAATTCTAATCTACCGGGCGATGTTCCAAGAGCAAACTATTCAGAATATCCAATTTATCAATCTTCTACTGGAAGGTTTAAACAGAATAAAAGATATCGTGTTGTAGGAACAATTGGTTGGCCTTATGTTCCTCAAGACATACGGGCGGCTGCAGTAATGCTTGTATCAGACTATTTGACAAATGATTATCAATGGAGAAATAGATACCTTAGCAAGGTTAATTTGACGGAAGTTACTTTTGAATTAAATTCAGCAGCGTTTTCTTCAACAGGAAATGCTATTGTAGATTCAATTCTAGATCAATATAAGAATATTGTGATTGTTGTAATATGAGAAGTATATATATGTCATCAGTAATGAATATGTCTGCTGATATATTTGAGCAAGAAAATTCTCAAGATTCAACTACTGGTGCAATTTTAAGAACGTGGAAATATCAAAAAACAGTAAAATGTCACCTATTGCCACAAAAAAGTACTGGTGCGTCTATGAGGGGTGACGGTAAAAAATTTAATGATTCTAATGGTAAGTATACTGAGAATTTACAACTTAGAGGAAAATTTACGGATAAATTATCTAAAAGGTGGAGAATTTCAAATATTAAAACATCTGATAATCAGATTGTATTTACAGAAACTGATGTATTTTCTGAGAATCCCACCATATTTGAGGTAGTTTCATGTCATCCTATGACAGACCCATTTGGTAGATTTGTATTTTATAATGTGACTCTTGAAAGGGTGAATGTTCAAGATAATGTTACAAGTTAAAATTGATTTAGAAAAATTTGATAGACAAATTTCTAAAATAGAAAGAGATCTTGGGAGTATTCCCAGTAGTAGAAATTTAAATAATATTACTCGCGCAGTATCATCAATCGCTGCTAAACAATATATTAAAGATATTAATGTATCTGCAAGAGCGCGGCCTAAAGAATTTCATCATATATATGAATGGAATCATACTGGAGAAAATGATTATAAACTTTTTAAAATTAAGAAAACTATTTCTTCTAAAAATTCTGCAGAATTAGATATTGTTTTTACAAATTCAAAAACTAAGGTTCCTATTGCAAAAGTTTTATCTACTCCTAATAAAAATGGAAAGAGTGTTCGTAAGAGTGTTGTGTTTAAAAACAAGGCGCAGGTTATGGAATCTGGTCAATCAGTACAATATGTTACCAGAAATATTGTTACTATCCCATCTGGAAGAAAAATAATTTTTCGTCCAAAGGGTACTACTATTACGATAAAGAATCCCGGTGGCGTTAGAACAACTAGATCAGTTGAAAAATTTACTGGTAAATGGGAATCTTCAAAACTTGGACCGGCTATTAGAAAGACTGGTATTTTTGATGAACTTTCAAAAGATATTGCTAAAACAATGTCAATGAATAATTATAACTCATCTGATATCTATACATGTATTAAAATAGTGTGTGATAAATATGACAGACTTTCAAGGAGTTTTTAATGGCTGATTATACTAAAATTCCATTTTCAGATATTAGAAATTATATGTGGAATCAACTTACATCAGCGTCAGTATTATCTGAAACAGATTATTGGGTTGAAAGTTTTAGTTCCTATCTTAATCCAATTATTCCATCACAACAAGTACCAGAATTTCAAAATTTTGTCCCAGATCAGCCTTATATAGTTTATGATATAGAAAATACTGGCTATGATTCTCAATTTTGGATTTGCACAGACACTGCAACATTAACATTAATTGGTAAAAAATATTCAGAATTATGGTCTATGTTGGAAGTTATCAAAGATGTATTCAGACGTTTTGATATTTCTGCTAGAGAGGTAAATAAATATTCTTACGGTTCTCCATTTAATTTTCATTATATTTATGTAGATAGTATTACTTCTCCAGAATATGGTAATGAAGAGGGCGGCTATTTATACGCTACAATAAAACTTTCTTATGAATACACTAGAAATATTAATTCAAATTATAGATATACCTAAAGATAAATTTATGGTAATATAAGAAGTGAGGAAGTGTCACCAAATTATTTAAAAAAAAAATAAAGGTGGTGAAAAAATAAATGGCTCAACCCAACGTAAAAAACGTAATCGTAGGTGCCGCTAACGTCTTTGTTAGTGCATCTTATGGTCTTAATAGACCTGTTGAACCTGCATGGTCAAGTTCATATGGTAACTCTGCTGCTACAATTATGAGAGGTATTTCTAGTTCATGGGTAGAAACTGGTCTTACAAGTGAAGGTATTGAACTTTCATATGAACCAACTTATGGTGAAGTTACTGTCGATCAGTTACTTGACGTTGCTAAAATCTTCAAGCAGTCACTTAAGGTAACACTTAAGACGACCCTTGCTGAAGCAACATTACAGAACCTAGAATTTGCCTTTGGCAATGCAGGTACTGTTGCATATAACTCATCTTCAACAGTAATGTCTATTCCATCAGGTGCAATCGGTTCCGAACCTATTGAAAGAAGTTTAGTCTTCGTATCTCAGTATGCTCCAGATGGACCTGTATGGGGTACATCAGGTTCTTCTGATCCTACTTCAGGTTCAAATACTGAAAGAGTTTATCTTGCTCGTCGTGTTGTTTCTATGGAAACTAGCGCACATTCACTTAAGCGTGATGCTGCAACAGTATTCCCAGTAACATTCCGTGTCCTCCCAGATACTGCTTTCACAGGATCTGAGTATGGTAAGATTATTGACCGTTTGTATTCTGGTTCTCAGTTTACTGGTTAATAAATATAACTTAATAAAAGTTCAAGGCCGTCCATTGGGCGGTCTTGTTCTTTATGTATTTAATTGTTATTTTGATATAATTTACATATACATAGGAGGAACAATTGGCTACCAAAGTATACGATGAAATAGAAATTGAATTATCAGATGGTGAAACAATTACCGTAAAGCCACTATCAATTAAACAACTAAGAAAATTCATGGAAATCATTAAGAAGATGGATAATGATGATATCCAAGATGAAAATGATGCTATGGAAATTTTTATTGAAGCCTGCATGGTATGTTTAGAAAAAACATTACCAGAAGTTGCAAAAGATAAAGATAAATTTGAAGAACTAATTGAAGTACCAACAATGATGAAGATACTTGAAATCGCGGGAGGTCTTAAATCAGCCGACCCAAACCTTCTGGGGGCAAGTCTAGTTGGGAACAACTAGATCTTGTCGAGTTAGAATCAGAAGTTTTTGTTCTTGGTCAGTGGAAAAATTATGACGATCTTGAAGACAGTCTCACCCTTGAAGAACTTATATCAATTACCAATTCCATTAGAAAACGCGAAAAAAGAGAACGAGAATTTATCGCTGCAGTCAATGGTATTGACATGTCAGGCCCAGATGATAAGGAAGATATTACAACTCTCAATGATCGTCAAGCCGGTTTCGGCATTGGAATGGGACTTGGTTATGAAGGGCCGGGAATGTAATTGACAAAGATTAATCTTGATATTATTGCCACTGGTGACTTTGCTAATGTCACTAATCAAATAAATATTCTTCGACAGAGAGTTACAGAACTTAATAAACAAATCGTTAATTTTGGTATTAGCGATAATCAAGTTTCTACTATAAAAAATGCTGTAAAAGAATATGACAATATTGTAAAATCAAGTGGTGCATATACCAGAACAATGGTAAATGTTCAAGATACTACGTCAAAATTTGGTGAACAACTTCAAGCAGGTAAACTTAGCGTTAAAGAATATTTTAAAACTTGGCGAGAAGGTTCTTCCCAAACTTTAGGCTCTTTAAGACAGTTAGCAGAGCAACAGGTCGCTTTACAAAAGTCTGTTATTAGAACAGACCCTTTTGAAAGTGGTAGGGTTTTTGTAGATACTCCAAAGCAAATTGATGCTGTAGGAAATAGTTCAATGATTGCTAGAAAGCAACTTGAATTGTTTAACCTATCTTTGTATAAAGGTGGGGATGCTTTAATTAACTGGGGTAAAAATACTCAGTGGGCCGGTCGTCAGTTGACGGTGGGTTTGACAGTACCAATCTCTATCTTTGGACAAAAGGCTGCACAAGCCTTCATGAGCCTTGATAAAGAATTGACAAGAGTAACCAAGGTTTATGGAAATGGTGTTACTCAGGCTAGTGACGGGGCATTAGCAAGTATCCGTCAGCAAGTATCTGACTTGTCTACCCAACTTGCCCAGCAGATGGGCGTACCAATTGCTCAGACAGCCGCTACAGCAGCAGATATTGCAGCCATTGGTCTACAGGGTAAAGATCTTTTAAATGCGACGACGGAGGCCACAAGACTTTCGGTTCTTGGCGAAGTTGATAGGCAAGATGCTGTTAAAGCAACTATTTCTCTACAAAACGTATTTAAATTAAATAATCAGCAGTTAACAGAATCTATTAATTTCCTAAATGCTGTTGAAAACCAAACTAGTACTAGCCTACAAGATTTGATTGCAGCCATTCCAAAAGCCTCTCCTATAGTGGCACAATTGGGTGGTAGTTTTAAAGATGTAGCCGCTATGATGGTTGCCATGAAAGAGGCTGGTGTTCCAGCAGGTGAAGCAGCAAACGCAATCAAGTCAGCCTTGGGTTCTTTAATTAATCCTTCTAAAGTTGTAAGTATGAATCTTGGTAAATTAGGAATTAATTTACAAGATATTGTTACAAAAAACAGAGGAAATCTTCCAATGCTTTTCCAAGAATTGCAAAGGTCGCTTAGTCAGTTAGATAATCTTCAACGCGCTCAGGTAATTGAGCAGATCTTTGGTAAGTATCAGTTCTCAAGAATTTCTGCCCTTCTTCAAAATATTGGAAAAGAAGGAAGCCAGACAATGCAGGTATTCCAGTTGATGGGTTCTACTGCAGCGGAAACGGCGGCGATTGCTGATAAGGAAATGAAGCAAATGCAAGAATCTACTACTGGTAGATATCAAAGAGCATTGCAAGGTTTCCAAGCAGCCATTGCTCCGTTTGGTCAAAAATTCTTAGAACTTGCTACTACTGCATTAAATGTATTTACAAAGGTAGCAGATTTTGTTAATAACAATCCTATGCTTAAAAATATTTTAAGTATGGCTGGAACATTTACTGCAGTTGTTGGTCCGGTAGTCATGCTTGCCGGTGTATTCGGAAACTTTTTTGGATATATTCTAAAAGGTTTTGCTACGTTTAAAAGTTTTGCAAATGGGTTTAGAGGATTTACTGATGTTGCGACTCCAGCAACATTGGCAGCAGCAAATGCGGGAGACATTTTCCAGCAATCTCTTCTTAATCAATCGGAAGCAGCAAAAGTTTTGGCAGGCGCTATAGAAAGATTGAATGCTGAACTTGTTCAATATGAAATGTTGGCAAGTCGTGCTAATCCCGGTGCAGGACCAATTCCTTCGGGCGGCGTTCCTAATGGTCCAACTGGAACAACTGGCTCAAGATACCCTTCTGGTCCATATACATCTAGAAGAACGACACTTGTTACTGGTCCCGGTGGTCCAAGATCTGATGTAATTCCTGCTATGCTTTCTGCAGGAGAATCAATATTAACTGCTGAAGTAACAAGAAATATGAGTCCATCATTTATTCAAGCATTAAATGATAATCCAAAATTAGCGTCGATTGCAAGTAGACTGTTTGGGATTTATGTTAAGTATAATCCAGATACTCCTGCTCCCTATAATCCTTATCTTTATAGGAGTGAAAGAACAAACCCTATTACTGGTGCAGTTATTTCTCCTGCTGGCCCAGTTATTCCTAAACCTGATGAAAATCAAATGGGTTTGATTCGCGGTGCATCTAGTTTTAATCCACAATATAGTACTAAGAGTGGTGGTCAAGGGCTAGAAGTTTTCCACACAACTTCTTTTAAAAATTTAGTTAATCAAACAAGAGATTATTTAAGAAGTTTAGGAGATACTATAAGTGAATCACAAAAACTATTATTGAGAGATCTTGATGCTGCTAACACTAAAGGTGTCACAGATTCTGCAAGTTTAAGAAGACAATTGAGGGCGTTTGAAAGAATTAATCCTCCATCTGGTACGGTTGGAATCAAAGGGAGCCTTCCTGCAAAAATTCAACAAGCAGCAAAAGATGCACCACAACATTATTATGAACCTTCACAAGAAGAACTTAGGGCTATGGGCGTCACTATTGATCCTAAGTTATTGGAAAACGCTAGAAATAATTGGATAAAAAGTTTAGCGCGAGGTAATGTAGAAAGAGAACAAACCATGTTAGCAGATGCTCAAAAATTAAGCGAGCAGGATGTTAAAGATTGGATGAATCTTTCGCAAGTTCAGTCAAAAGCGACTGCTAAAGTTTTACAGGATCATCTTCATCAAGTTCTTATGGACCCAACTAAAGACAAAGCAACAGCAGTTCGTGAGGCTAAAGCATTAGCGGCGCGAATGCAATCAGCCTTAAAAAGTGGTTCTCCGGTACAACTTGAAAAATTAATAGATGAATTGCAATTAGGGAAAAAAATAGATGATTTAACTACTAATTTAATGAAAAATTATACTCAGGGTATTAAAGTTGGTATTGAATCAGTAAAAGCATTACCAGTGCCACAGCAGGCTGCCGCACTATCAAAATTGTTTGAACAAGAAGCAATGAAAATAAACGCAGCATTAGATCAAAACTATCATCAACAAGTTGCAGATTTTTATGAAAATAGAATTGGACATAATAATATGTTTAAGACTATTTCTGCCGTTTCTAGAACTGGTACTGATACAGAATTTTCCGGCTTTGCTGGTCGGGTAGAAGAAGATTTAAATTATGTATTACATCAATTAATTGGTGTGGCTGGAGAAAAGGGACAGTTAATAGCAGAGCAAGTAAGTATTGCTGCAGAAGGAATTAGAAATTCTGTTAATGTAACTGGAAATTCTGTAGATGCAGTTGGTATAGCGACTGCATTAGAGCAATTGGATGCAAACCTTAGACAACTTGGAATAATTGCTGAAGAAGATATCATTAATATAAATAATTTGGTTAGGGCTGCTAGTGCAAGTCTTGCGGGTGTTTCTGTTGGAACAGATTTTGGTACGACTGTTAGATCTGCTGCTGGAATAGCACCACCAGTTAAGGGTCCAAAGAAAAAAGCATCTGGTGGACTTATAACTGGACCGGGTGGTCCCAAAGATGATAAAATCCCTGCTATGCTTTCTCATGGTGAATATGTTATTCAGGCTGATGCTGTAAGTAAGTATGGAGCGGCTTTTCTAGATGAAGTAAATGCTAAGAAATATGCTGATGGTGGCATGATTGATAATAACAATTATGCTATGGGCGGGATGCCTCCAATGCCTAGCCCAGAACCACCACCTACACAAAAATATGCTGATGGTGGGAAAGGTCGATCAGATAGTTCTCAAAAAGATAAAACTCCTGCGATGGTTTCAAATGGTGAATATATTGTTGGTGCAGACGCTGTTGATAAATATGGTGTAAGTTTCTTTGATTCAATAAATTCTAAAAAGTTTTTGAATAAAAAGGTTGAGCATTTTGCACAGGGTGGTGACCATGATAGAGGTTCAACCGGAGACATATACATGGATTATGGTTATTTAGTAAAACGTGCTGACGGTGGAATGATTGGTAATTATTATAGTGGTGGAATGATGCCTACATATTCTGATGGTGGTATGATGCAGCATTATTCTTATGGTGGGATGATTCAACATTTTGATAGTGGTGGTCTGGGTGGCGGTTCAAGGGCTACTTCAACTCCTGCTATTACTGGATCTACTTTCTTACCAACAGGTGATATTTCGGGCCTTATGATGATGGTGGCTCAGTTAAAGGCACAGCAAATGGCTGCTGTTGATGCTCAAACATCAATGGAGAGTTTAGCAGAATCAGTTGATAATGTAACAATGGCAGAAGATAAGGATGAACAACAAACTGATAAATCTAATAATAAAATTATTGAATCAGAAAAAAAGACTGGTAAATTATCTGCCGGTCTAGGTAAACTTAAAGGATCGCTTGGCGCTGGATCTATGGCAACATTCGGAATGAGCATGGGACTTGAGGCTGCTGCCGTAGGATTATCTCAAGTTGATAATAAGGCAGCGCAGGCAGCATCTGAAGTGGCGTCCTTTGCAGGAATGGGGGCCATGTTTGGACCTTGGGGAATAGCAATTGGTGCAGCAGCGGGAGCGATTAAGGCTTTTAGTGATTATATACAAGAATTAGATAGAGTCCATATGAATTCTTTGATTGGATCTATGCAAGTTAGTAAAGAGGCCGCAGCGCAATTTGGAATTCAAATTCAAACTATTACTGATGTTCAACTTACACAATTAATAGGTAAAACAAAAGAAGCAACGGGCGCTTTAGAGCAATTAGCAAATGCTTATGCTCAAACCGCTGATCAAATAACAAAAGATTTTATTCAGAAAATTAAAGAAGCCGATCCTAAAGAAGCAACCGCGCTACTTGTAGATAAATATACTTCAGATATAGTTGCCGGAATGACTAAAGAGGGAGCAAAAATAGACATTGCCGCCATATTAAAGGCGGCAGGAAGATCTGATTTATCGCTTGATGTTAATGTTAGACTTAATCAATTGAATTTTAAGGATGCTGGAGATGCTTTACAGAGTCAATTAAATGGAATTATGGCTAATGTAAAGATTACACCAAATCAAAATGACGTTACAAGTTTAACAGTTAACCCTGCTGAACACATATTTGATAATGTTATTAATGGAACAAAAAACACAGACGCTATGATTCAGACTCTTGCTGTTGTTGATGAAAGCATTAAACTTGCCAATGATGATTTTATTAAATTTGGTTCTTCTATCACAAATGCATTAACTAGTATGCCTGTAGATGAATTCAATAATAGCATAAAGGGCATGTTTGGCACTATTAGTGAGGGAAGCCCCGCTTCACGAAGAGAACTTGAAATGAACGCAGCGTTGATTAAAGACGTTTTAGGAAATCCAGAAACATATGGACTTAGCGCAGTAATAAAAGCAAAGACTGCTCAAGCAGAATTTAATGCAGTAATAAATAGTGTTGGAAAAGATACATTATTAGGTCAAGCCATGAATAATGCTGCTAATGCAGGTGCTAATTATAGTAATGTTGTTTCGGCAGCAAGATTAGTTACTGCAGGATTAATCACAGATTGGGATACATTCCGACGAGCGGCTGCCGACCCAGTTATTGTAGACATTATTATTCGTAAAACTGAATTTGATAATGCCGTAACTGCTGGATTCCAAGGTTTTACGGCGAACCTTGGGAATAGATCGTACTCTGCTCCTTCAGTTGGCGGCGGTGGTGGACATTCTGGTGGAGGAAGTTCTGGTGGTGGTTCTAATACTGCTGCTACAGATGCTATCAATAAGAAATATGAAAAATTAAATAAAATTCAAGATAAGATTATTGATAATAATAGAAATATTATTGATGGTATTAATGCTGAGCGGGATGCTAGGCAGAAACTTTATGACCTTGAACAGAAGGCTTTGGACGGTGCTGCCACTAAACTTGATCTTGAAAATCAGATCGCGCAGGCCAAGGCTACGGGTGATCTTGGTAAGGTCGCTTCGCTTGAGGCTCAACTTAAGGCACAGAAGAGTAAAGAGGCGGCAGATGCTAGAGAGTCTAGTATGCAGGCTGCTGAGGATGCTAGAATTAAGGCTGCTAATGCTGCTATTAAGGCTGCTGAAAATAGAAAGAAAATTAACGACGATAAGAGAAATGCTGAGACTAAGGCTGCTAATAAGAAATCTGGTGGCGGTGGATCAAGTGGCGGCGGTGGGTCTGTCGGCGGTGGCGGCTTCGGCGGCGGTGGAAGTAGTTCTGTGCCGCAAGTTGACCCTGTAGCCATTGCTAATGAAATTGAGTCTAGGGTTAGGGCACAAGCATTTACAACTGTGAAAGAAGCAGATGCAGATCCTGTAATTCAAAAATTAAAAAAGGATCTTATTGAGGCTGGTTATAGTGTTGATAATGTTAATAAAGCAATTCATAAAGCATTAGAGGGAACCTATGAGCCAGCAAAAGGATTAATAAATTCTATAGAAGAATCAGTTAAGGATGCTTCTCCAAAAGTTAAGGAGCAGATTAAAAAACTGGTAGATCTTGCTCCAATTCCTGTCCCAATGTTGGCAGAATTACTGACTTCTCCCGGCGTTGATGTCGGTCCAGATGGTAAAATTAATATTAAAAATATTAATAATATTGATGCTAAAATTAAAACTACTTTATTGACGAACGGACTTATTACTAGTAATGGTGGAGATTCTTGGTCTGTTAAGAGTCCTGAAGAAATTCAGGCTAAGGCTTCCGTAGGTTTGATAAATAAAGGTGGAGTTGGTGTCAAAGATGGTAAATTGTATTTTGATAAACCAGATCAAATTGATGCGTATGTTAAGGCTGATCTTATTGCAAATAAATTTGCTGAAATTAAAAATGGTAAGTTAGTAATTAGTAAACCTGATAATGTTAATGCATCGTTAAGGGCTTACTTGGAAGAAAATAAATTAGCAGAAATTGGTGCTGATGGTAAGTTAAAAATTAAAGATCCTAAAAAAATTAATGCAGCGATGTTTGCACTTATGCAAAAAAATAAAATAATTAAGAGTGTTAATGGTTCTGAATGGGAAATTGTTGCGCCCAAGCCTGTTACTCAGGATGTTAATCCTGTTATAAGCCCCGCTGCAATTAAAACCTATCGACAAGATGAGAGAGAATTAACTGGAGCCAACACTATAGATTTTATTGCACAAGTTATAACAGATGGACCTATTCATGTAGAAAATGGAAAAATTGTTATAGATAAACCAGAAAATCTTAGGGCTTCTGTAAAAGCAGAGTTAATTAAAAATGGTCTTGCTCATGAGGAAAATGGTAAGTTAGTAATTGATGATCCTAAAACAGCAAAAGCATCATTATTAACATATTTAGATAAAAACAACATGACAGAAATTGGTCCTGATGGTAAATTAAAACTTAAGAATCCTGATAAAATTCCCGCTTCAATAAAAACTGCTTTAATAAAAACGGGTATTATTAAAAGAGTTGGTCGCGGCGGCTGGGCAATGGTAGACCCAGATCCTGCAAGTTTAAAGGTTCAGCCAAATTTAAATGCTCCAGATCCTGAATATAGAAGTGGTGAAAGAGAATTAATTACACCAAAACCAGTAAAAATTGTTCCAGAATTATATATGCCAAACGACCCCTTTGCTGATTTACCAAAAACTAAAACTGTAAATGTTAATGCTTCTATAACAACAGAATTAATAGAAAATAATCTTGCCCACATGGAAGGGGATCAATTAGTAATTGATGATCCTAAGACAGCAAAAGCGTCATTATTAACATATTTAGAAAAAAATAAAATGACATATGTTGGCTCAGATGGTAGATTAAAAATTAAAGATCCATCAAAAATTCCTGCTGATATAAAAACTGCTTTAGAAAAAACTGGAATTATTAAAAAGGTTGGTAGGAATAGTTGGGAAATTGTAGATCCAAAGCCTACTACTGTACAAGTTAATGCAAAATTAAATACTCCAAATGCTGAGTATAGAGCGGGTGAAAGAGAATTAACAACTTCTAAAAAGGTTCCTCTTATTCCTACTTTATCTACAACAGTCGACCCCTTTGCCCCATTAACAAAGCCTAGAGTTGTAAATGTTACTGCAAATGTAAACAGAGGTCAGGTGCAAACTGAAATTAATTCTACTTTAGGAGGAAAATTTAATTTTAATGTATATGGACATGCAAAAGGAATAACTGTTGGTGATGCAGTTTATAATATTTTAAGTAATGGAGTAATATCAAGAGCGCCGGGGGCGGCTACTGGTGGAATTATTCGCGGCCCCGGTACAAAAACTTCCGATTCAATCCCAACCATGCTTTCAAATGGAGAGTATGTAATTAAAGCAGACGCTGTAAATAAATATGGCAGCAAGTTCTTTGATGGATTAAATAGTATGAATACTCCAAGTATGTCTAGTATGGATAGTAAATATTATTCTATGGGGGGAGAAGTTAATTCTTACGCAATGGGCGGGGAAGTTAATTATGCTTCCGGCGGTGAAGTTTCATCTAATTCAATTTCCAACTATAATATAAATGTAAGTGTTGCTGGAACTAATGCTTCTGCTGATGAGATTGCTAATAAGGTTCTGGGCGCTTTGAAAAAGAGGGACACTATGAATAGGACGGTGACAAGTATTTAATGGCTATCACTTTTACTATCCCATCTCTCATAGTCCTGACTCCATATGTTGGTGGAGTTTTACAAAATTCAGCATCTTTAAGACTTACCGATCATAATAGGCAGCCTCTTGCTATTAGTACGGAAAGAATAGAAAAAAGTGCTAGAATGGCAAACGGCACGCTAAGAAAATATGTTGTTAGTAGTAAATATAGTTTTGCTACGAGTTGGACAGAGTTGCCTAATTCTAGTGCTTCAACAGTTGATGGTTTGGCTGGCGCAGATGCTCTTCAAACATTTTATGAAACTTATAATGGTCAGCCTATAAAATTGACAATAAGAATGGGTGCAGTAGGAGTAATTGATACTTATGATGCATTTTTTTCAGATTTTAGTTTAACATTAAGTAAACGATCTTTAACAAATTATGATATGTATGATATGAATGCTGCTTGGGAGCAAATTTAATGCTTAGTGGTTATGACTCTATTAAAAATACTAATTCTGTAACTGTTTCCGCGACTGTGGAATTTGAATGGAACATGAATGATTTTGGAAGTCCTATTATTTCTGGAACATCTAATCCTATAATTACTGGAGCAACTAGCCCTTTTCTTACTAATACGGTTGACGTTTTTTTAAAAAGGCCAGTCAATCTGTCCGGCCCAATAAAAGGTTTTTTAGAAACTAGAAATACAACATATACGACAACTTCAGCAAGCGGTAAATCTTCTATATATAATGATGGTAGTTATTATAGAATGTATAGTAGTTCTACTAATTCGCCGGTTAGTTCATCTTTTATATTTAGAGTAGGTGACTTGCTTAGTACGAGTCAAAGGTTGCAACAATTATCATATGGCTATGTTGTATCTTTATGGATTAAAACTCCATATAGCCAAGCATCATTAAGTGATGTGTGCGAATCTTTGGATGTTGATATTATATGTACAGCATTAAATAGATTAAGTTCAGGTTCTGTAATTACAGATGCGGTGACTAAGAGAACTAAATCAATTGCTAATTCTGCTGATTGGAAGCAGGTATTAATAGAATTTGATGCTAAAACTACTAGTATAGTTGAATTTATTAATATTGAATTAAGAACTGGTTCACAGATTAATGTAAGAAGTGAATTATTGGTTGATCAAATACAAGTTTTTCCAATAAGTTCATATCAGGCCGGAAGAAAAAATAAATATACTAATATTAATCAAGTATTTAAACCATATCGTCCCGGCGAGTACCTTGTAAAATATAAAGAAAATTCTATTACTAATTTAACTGATTATCCTAGCCATTTCTATCCTTATGGAATGGGTATAGAAATATCGTCTTCTTCTAATTTGTATGGTTATATATCAACAGATGATGATCAATATTTTAATCCGTCAGATTTAAAAACTTTTGTGCCCTATATAACAAAAGTTAGTACTGATAATTTTGATGCAAATAATACTGCATGGTGTTTGTATGATAATAATATTAATGTTAATAAGATTGTTATTAAACAAAATCTTGCAAGTGCTTATGTTAATAAGGCAACTTCTCAATTATATGTGTGGGTTTTAAAGAAAACTTCTGGAGTTTATAGTTGGACTCAAGTTGGTACGGCGGTTAGCCCAAATGCTAATGGTATATCTATTTTATATTATAATTCAGGTAATGATACATGGGGATTAAATAAATGGTCATCAACTCCTAATATATCAACTGGATCAATATCAAATTATACACAAATTTGTGGAATCGCGGTAGAGTCAGATATAGTTGTTCCAAATGATAAAACTACTTTAATGTTTGTAGAAATTTCTCCAAGACTCACTTTAGATGTTAGTAATTTTGTTGAATCTTATTCAATTAATAAAGAAATGTCTGACGATTCTGACCCATTACCAATTGGTCAAGCAACATCAGATGTTCTTACTTTAAATTTAAATAACTTCCCAATAATCAGTGGTGTCAATGATGCACCATTATATTCTACTCAAAATGACATAATTCCATTTAATAATAATTCTAAGAATTCTCCCTTGTACGGAACTTTGCGTAAAGGAATAGGTTGTTTCCTTAAATTAACTGTTAACAGTGTTACTATTCCACAGTTTAGTGGATATGTTAATTCGATAAGATCTTCAGAAGATTCAGCAGAATTTGAAGTTTATGATATTATAAAAAGAATTCAAGATATTAATATACCAGCATCAAAACAATTTTTTTCAAAAATGACAGTAAAGAATGCTTTAAGCCAAACATTGAGGGCTGCTGGAGTTCACGATTTTGATCCTACACTTCCCGGTCTAAATAATCTTTCTCCTACACAATCATACTTAAATTATTATTGGATAGAAAGTAATGAGAATACATTATCTGCAATAGACGAGTTAGCCAAAATTTATCAGTTTGCTTTATATTCAGATGAATATGGTAAGATTCAAATTAAAGTTCCTCCGACAGAAAATAATGTACCTAATGTTAATTTTTATTTAAATGATATTTCTACTGGTACGGAACTTGCAAATATTATTTCTTTACAAGAAAATAATATTGGTATTCCTAAGAGTTTATCTATTTCATATGATAGTCCGAATATGACCAAAGGATCTGGTCAAACGGTAAATAATATAAAAGGTGCTACAATGATGGGTTATGTAAGTGCCCCGATCTGGACACCTACTGAACAAATAGTTTTATCTAGCGCAAAATTATCTGCTAGTTTAGGTGTGGGACAGGACACTATAACAATAGATAATCAATATAGTGGATTGTTAAATTCTGAAATAGGATATAGCGGTTATTATTTAATAGATCGAGAAATTGTATCGTTTGACTCAATTCTTTATGACTTTTATTATACTTTAGATATTAATCCTGTGGGATCATCTACTTTTATTCCTTATTCAGAAAATCCTGTAAGAATATACTCTCAAGATTATTTAGAAAAAATTATTTCTGATATAAAAACTGCAAGCCCCCAAATAAAAGGAATTGCTCATAAAAAAACAGATGTCTTAGGCGGTGTTCGCAGAGCATTATTTGGCACTAAAGAAAGTGATCATCTTTTAAAATCTAGTACATGGAATGATAGTATTGCCAAGCATTCTAATTATGGTTTTGTTCCTGATACCACAGTGACAAATTTTGATGCAAATTTTGGAAGTAGTACTGGAAACGATTTTGGAATTATTGGCTCAGGAAAAGGTGACATTGCCATAAAAGATGGATATTTTACAATCCCAAATAATACAGCAACTTCTTTTAATTATAATTATCACATACCATTGCCAAATGATCCTGCCGGAACAATCACTCATAATTATTTTAAAGCATTAATACAATTAGGTGTTGCCGGGGATACTTCAAGTTTTACCCCGACTGCGCGTGGTAATTATTGTGGAATTTTTATTCAAGCAGATTCCACTAAAAAAAATGGTTTATGGATTGGTGTAGGATCTAAAAAAACGGGGAATAATTCTCTTTCTATAATACTTAAAGCATTTGGCGATAGTGGCAAGGGACAAATATATCGTCATCTGGAATTTACTGAAAATGATCCAATTGATACTGATCTTAGTGAAAGCAACGGATTTGGTAACACTCTTATAGATTTAAATAAACCAATATTGTTTGAAGTATATTTTGCTACAAAAACTGTTAAGGGATATCCAGTAAAAATATATATTAATGGATTTCTTTTAACTAATAAAAATGCAGAAAAATTATTTCAAACTGTATGTGACTCAGGAATTAGCATTACTACAAGTGATTATTTATATCTTCCTTGTAATTTTAATAAAACTACTAATAATTTTGGCGTCTTCCATTGGGGGCCGAGCAGCGGAAATGTTGGAGCAATTGTTGAAGAATTAGTATTTTCCAATAAATCAGAAATTATTGGATATGATTATAATCAAAATTCTGGCCTTATTGTAGGAAATGAAAAAGAAATTGCAAATAATATTTTGTATAATATAGATAATGAAAAAAATTTATTAGATACTTATGCATACAATTATTCTAATAATGGGAATAATTTTTTTAGGTGGACTGGCTCAAACTATTTACAAGGCATAAAAATATTTGATCTTAATATAGAACAAAAACCTATATTGAATAATGGTCTTTCAATTTTTGCTGGAAAATATTTATTCACTACAACTGCATATTTAGATAATTATAAAAGGTAGGTTAATTCATGGCTGATAATGGAATAAAAAATTTAGCGAAAGTTGATGTTACTAAAACAATAGAGATATCAAAAGTTGTTGTTTTCTCAAATTTGCTAGTTAATTGTGAGAATGTTAAATTTGTGGCAATTAATACTGCACCATATAATGTTTTTCTTACTAGAACTGGTAATGATGTTAGTATACCCGGTACTGAGCCGTACTTTCAACTTAATGGTATTTCATTAATCAAACAATCTACTGGTAAATATAATGTTGATTTAAGTTATGGTGATGCTCAAGAATTAACAATAGAATCTAAATTAATACAAAATGAATCTCAAGCACAAGGAATTGCCAGCCTTTTTGAACAAATATATCATATAAAACAAAACGCATTTGAGATAGAAATATTTGGAAACCCGTTCATTCAAATAGGTGACATTGTGAATGTAATATACAATTATGGTAAAATTAATGTAGACGATACAAATAAAACTAAAAAATATCTTGTTATAGCAATTAATCATAACTTTGATAGCGGTGGTCTTAGCACCACCCTTAAAGTTAGGGCGTTGGGGAGAAAATAATGTCTGCTAGGGGTAAAAGTAGTAAAAAAGGATTTAGTACTAGGATAGCAACTCAAGTTGCATCTGACTCATCGGTGGATTTAAATGCTACAGTAAACATTCTTGACATTGTTGCAAGTCAATCACCAACTATAGTTCCTCCTACTACTGTGCCGGTAACATCAAATTATCTTCTTCCACCAACAAATATTTCTGCCGGTCCATCACAAATTTTTACATCTGTATCTGTAAGCGCAAATGGTTCTACTGCAACGTATACAACTACACAAAATCATGGGTATTCAACAGGAGACATTGTTATAGTTTCAGGTTTTGCCAATACATCGTTTAATGGAACATTTACAATAACTTCAGTTACAAATAAAACATTTACTATTTCTTCAACTCAGTCAGGCTCAGATACTAATGGTTCAGTGTACAACAATAATAATTATGTTGGAACAATAACATATGCCCCAGACGGAACACCATATGTAGATGTAACCGTGTCCTTTGATGAAGTCGTCAATGCTGTTGAGTATAGGATAGAGGTAACTCAAATTGCTTAAGGGCAAATATTCAATTTATATTGATGGAGTAGAAAAATTAGAATCTGACAATATTATTACTACGTCTGGAATAAATATTATTAGAAAATATCTTACTGGTTCAGTAGCAGAGTGGGCGGGTTCGATTGCTATTGGAGCAATGAATTCAACCGATCCTTCAATTACAGATTCTATTCTACAATACGAATTTTCTAGATACCCTATTAACTTGAAAAGTTATGATACGTCAACTGGAGAGATTATTTTAAAAGCATCTTTCCCAGCAGCACTTGCGGGTAAAATATATGAACTTGGTGTATTTTCTTATACAAGAAACCCTTTCTCTAATGGTTTTGATGATAGGGTAATATTTAATTTTGATGAATATTGGCTTAATACTGGAGTTGGAACAACTGCTTCATTAAATACTAGTGGTAGGGTCGGTTCTAACGATCTGCCTGTTGCAGCCAATACTTCGTATGCTGTTGATTGTACAACATCATTAGATATCAGTGGCTATTCAAGCAGTGATTATCTTGATATTTTATATAATGTTAATACTTTGCAAACATCTGCAACGAGGCTTGTCACTATTAAGTTTACTGATAGTCAAATACCAACTCCTGCAACGGCAAGCATAGCCCTTCCGCTAAGTGCTTCTTCAACTGGATATCAAATATATTCTGTGCCCGTATCTTCAATTTATAAAGATGCTACATTTAATAATAATGTAACTAGAATTTATTTAACAGTTGAATCAAATTCAAAAACTTCTGTTTTAACAATAGATGGTGCTAAGTTTCGTGACGTATCTTTATCAGATGATAATCTATGTTTAGTTAGTAGAGCATTAATTGGAATAAGAAATGGGGATGGGACTACTGACTCGTTTACAAAAACTGTAGGTTCAGAAATGGATATTGAATACAGGATGACAATTTCATAATGGCAAAAATAATAAGAACTTTATCTCAATTGGCCCCCGGTCAAAAATATATGATTAGAATTTCTTCAGTAGAAAGTTCTGGAACAAAATCTGATTTATCTCCTGCATATGTTTTTACCACTATCAAAGATATAACTGCACCAGCCGTACCACAGTTTCCTATTACAGATTTTTCAACACCTACGTTTATTACATCATGGTCAGGTTCTGCAGCAGCAGTCTCAACAGATTTTAAAGATTTTCAAATAATTGTATCAAGTTCTACGTCTAGTACAAGTGGAACATATTATTCATTTTCACCATTTAGATTTACTGTACAAGATAATATAAATTTATTTGGCAGCGCAACACCATCCATTAATCTTCAAATAAGATCAAGAGATACAAGCGGTAATCTTTCTGATCCATTAAGCACATCTGCAAATAATGCTGTTCCAACAAATATAACAAATTCTACTTCATCATTTAGTTCACCAGATTTATATTTACAATGGAATACGGTAACGGCATCATCAGATAATGATATTACACATTATAAGTTAACATTAAATAATTCAAATATTCCTAAGACTGTTGTTTATAGTATTCCAGCAATTTCTAATTCAACAACTAGTGCATTATTCCAATTAACATATCAACAAAATGTGAATGATTTTGGTCGGCCTTCAGGATCTTTCTCAGGTTCTATCGTTGCTGTAGATATATTTAATCAAACATCATCTACGCCAAGAACATTTACTGTAACAAACCCCGTACCAACAGATTATCCAACAATAACTGTGGCACCATTGATTAAAGGTTTTTCAGCATCATGGTCTGCACCGTCATCATCGTTTGCTGATTATTCATACACAGAAGTTTATGCAAGCAATTCAACGCCCTTCTTTGCCAGTGTTACTGCCCCTGTTTGGAGAGGTACTGGAACATATGCAGAATATAGCAATGTCCCTAATTATAATACTTTCTATGTTCTTGCTAGACATTTTGATTTGTTTGGACAGCCCGGTCCAGATGGACCTATAACATCAGTAATACCAATAAACCCTGTTGTAGCAGATACTATCCCACCTGCCACTCCTAATGCTGGATTCTATTCATCAGCATCTTTAGACTCAACAGATATTAGTGGTCAAAGATTTAATATAACAGCATCATGGACTCCGGTAGCAGACACGGATCTTGCAGGATATTATCTTAAATATAGTTTAACTAATACTTCATCTGCACTGGGAACTGTACAGTCTACGCCAGCATCTGCAAATTATCCTGTTAAAACAAACTTTCTTGGATATGCTGGAAACACTTATTATTGGTGGGTAGCGTCATATGATAAATCTAATAATACTAGTTCATGGTCAGCATTACAAACAATAAATGTTCCAGCAGACACAACTGCTCCAGCATCAGTAACAAATTTTGCAGTATTTGCTAATGATAATATTATTACAGCATCGTGGACTCCTGTTGCAACATCTACAGATTTTAATCCACCAGTAGGAATCGGTGGGTATAGAGTAAGATCTGCTACTGATTCAGGAATAACTGCTAATGTACAAACATTTAATTCTTTAAATAATAGGATAGGATTTGCTGTACCCTTTTGGAATACGACATATTATGTTACAGCACAGCCCTTCGATACCCAAGGAAATCTAGGGGCTTCTCCGACACCATTATCAATTGCAATTGGTACAGATCCAGCAATATCTGCTTCAGGAGTTGCAATTTCTGCACAGACTAGTGCAAATGGTAAAAATATAATATTTTATAATGCATCAACGACTGTTCCAACAGCGACTGCATCTGGAGATACTTGGTTTGTTGTAGATACCACTGGTGCATCTATAACTGCTTTTAGAACTGCATCTGCTGCAGGAACAACGGCTTGGGTAGAAAGACCATTAACTAATTCAACAATATCAACACTAGATGCGGGTAAAATAACAACTGGATTTTTAAATGCTGGAAGAATACAGGCTAATTCATTATCAGCATCATTGATTACTGCAAGTACTGCATTTATAGATCAAAAAATAAGTATTGGTGGAACGTCGTCTAATCAAATAAACCTCCTTGCCGGTAATGCATCTGTCGCTGGTAAAATATATTCAGGTGCAGTAGGATTATATAATAATACAACTACTGGATTCTATCTTGATGGAGATGGATATTTTAGTCTTAGAGATAAATTAACATTCAATCCAACTGCAAGTACGTTAACTGTTGCGGGTAGCATAGTAGCACAATCAGGTCAATTTACTGGATCTATGACTGCAGGTACCTTGGGGATAGGAGCCTTTGGTGGAGGGCTTAATGGAATTAAAATAAATACTAGTAATTATTGGTATGATTCAGGTAATTTTAGTTTAGCAAATGGTTCTGTTACATGGGATGGAATTAATTTCTTAGTTGATGGTAAAATAATTGCTAGGTCTGGATCTTTTAGTGGAAATATACAGGTAGGTCCAAATGGTTCGCTTTTTGCAGGTAGCGCGGCAAATTCTGGAGCAAGAACGATATTCAATGCTAGTGGTGTTCAAGGTTATAATGCGGCAGGCAATCCTACATTCTTATTATCAGCAAGTGACGGTTCGTTCAATCTTGGCACAAAGTTTGCTTGGAATGGTTCAACTTTAGCAATTGGAGATCCAACTAGTCAAACTGGCTTCTCATCTCCACCAAATCCATCTGGTAGCACTGTAGCAATTTACGCTGGTGCTAGTTTTTCTAATGCATCGGTAGCGCCTTTTAGGGTTTATTATGATGGTCGCGTTGTTGCAACATCTGGATCTTTTACGGGAAATATTTATGCTTCAGCCGGGTATTTCACAGGGTCAATTAATGCTACATCTGGATCATTTACTGGAAATGTTTATGCATCTGCTGGAACATTTACTGGAAATATTAGTTCATCAGTAGGAAGTATTGGTGGATGGATAATAACCCCAACAGCATTATATGGTGGAACAAGTCCAAATGTTACAGGTTTAGATCCAACAAATGCAACTTCCACCATTTTTGCAGGAGCAACTAGTAGCGCGGGTGCGGCTGCAAAATTTAATGTTACTAGTGGTGGTATTTTATATGCACAAGCAGCGTCTTTCTCAGGCGCAGTTATGTCATCAGGTTCTCTTATTGGTGGTATAAGTGCTACAGGCGTTAATTTAAATTTTGGTAATACGGGGTCTATTGTAGGATCATATATTGCGGTTCCGGCAACTGCTCCTTATAAATTTACTGTTGATTCTTCTGGTAATATGATTGCTCAAAGTGCTTCTATTACTGGACAAATTACAGCAAGTGCCGGTACTATTGGTGGATGGTTAATATCAAGTAGTGCATTGACATCATCAAGCGTCGGTCTGTATGCTCCGACATCCCCATTATCATCAGACATTGCAATTTTTGCAGGTTCTGCTTTAGCAAATAGGGCAACGGCACCATTTAAAGTTGACTATGCTGGTAATCTAACAGCAACTAATGCTAACATTACTGGATCAGTTAATGCAACATCAGGATCGTTCAGTGGAAATATTTCTGCTTCCACCGGAAATATTGGTGGATTTACTATTGGATTAAATAGTTTATCTGCAACAAATATTGTACTATCATCAACAACTGGATTAAACTTAGGCTCTAATCAATTTACAGTAAATCAGGCTGGAGCAATGGTTGCTCAGAGTGCTTCTATTGTTGGTCAAATAACCGCAAGTGCTGGTTCTATTGGAGGATGGTCAATATCAACATCATCATTGACAGCAGGCGCAGCGGGAACCAGAGTTGCATTAACAACAGGAAATTATGCAATTTATGCAGGAAATGATATTCCTTCTTCTGCTCCATTTAGCGTAACAAATAGTGGTAATTTAATTGCAAGCAATGCTTCAATTGCTGGACAAATAACTGCATCAGTTGGTAACATTGGTGGATGGTCATTAACAAGCCAAGAAATAGGAACCGGAACTGGAACAACTAGAGTAGCATTAAACTCTTCAGCCAGCCCTAAAATATATATAGGTTATGGTAACTATGGAACTGGAGATACTGGATTCTATGTAGATTCAAATGGTTACTTCTCACTAGGCAACCAACTAACCTTTGCCCCTAGCAAGGGTTCAGCATCAATCATAACGCTTTCAGCAACATATACTAATGGTTCGCCAGTTATAACAACAACATATAATAATAGTGCAAGTACTGTTATTCCAAATACTATAGTAACGAGTTCGGTTCTTCCAACGGGTGTTCGAATTTCATCAATTACATATACAACAAATGCCACTATTACTTTAACATCTAATTATTCTGGTACTAATGGAACATATGTCACGACACTTCAACCTGATAATTTATCATTATTGAATGTTAATGGAACAATTCGCGGGGTTATTGATTCTGTAACTCCAATTGCTTCACCAACCCTTTTTGCTAATGTTACTAGTGCAAGTATTAATACAACTGCAAGTACTATTTTGTTCACAGCATCTGGAGGACACTTCTTTAGTTCTTCTGCAATTGTTATATTTACTGATTTACCAAATATTAATGGTTTAAATCTTTTAAATTATTCAGCATCAAGTAAAGGTACAAATGCTTATACAATTGTTTCGATTCCAAATAGTACGCAATTTTTCATTAATTATGGATCATTAGCGATCACTCCTAGCGGTATTGTTAATACTAGCGGCTCCGGTAGAGTAAGTATTCAACAATTAACTATGGGCTTTCATCCCCCAGAAGGGGCAAGTGCTACTGATAGTTGGTATCATGATTCTGGTAATGGTATAAGATTAGATTCGTATAACTGGTGGTTAGTTAATAATCAGTTCCGTGTTGGTAATCCTTTAACTTATTTTAAATATGATGGAACAAGATTCCAAATTCAGGGTGGAAATACTCTTAAATTAATAATGCAAGTTGGCGCTCAGAATTCATCTAATCAAATTGCTATCACAAATGGCACGACGGGATCTTTTTCTAACGTAAATACACCATTTTATGTTGATGGAACTGGCAGTTTTAGTCTTGGCAATCAATTAACATGGGATGGATCAAGTCTTATTGTTAATGGTCAAATTAATGTTACTGGCGGTAATGCTGCTACTAATACTCAAGTAAGTAATGCAAGTTCTACTCTAAATAATAATATTAATACTCTTAGCAGTTCTGTTAGTGGATCTGTTAATCAATTAAATACTAAAACATCGGCATTTGATTCAACAGGGGCACTTGCTAATCCAATGACAGTGCTTTCTGCTGGCTCTATAAAAGCAGGTAAAACTGCATGGCAAACTGGCACTGGTTGGTTGTTAGAATTTAATGGAGGTACCCCAAGATTCGATATTGGTAATCCTGCTGGAAATTATATGCAATGGGATGGCGCTTCATTAACAATTAATGGAACTATAAATGTTACAGGTGGAACAGCAGCAACAAACAATCAAGTTAATACTGCAAGTACAAGTTTAAATAATAGTATTAATACAAGTAGTACAACTTTAAATAATTCAATAAATACTTTAAGTGGTTCTGTCAGTGGTTCTGTAACAGCATTAACAGGTAGCGCAACAACATTAAATGGTAAAACTGCTGCAATAACTGCTTCAAGCGGGGCACCACAATTTTTTGCCCCTATGACAGTAATATCTGGTGGTGAAATAAAAGCCGGTAAAACTGTTTATGGAACTGGAATTGGATGGTATGTTGGATATAATGGATCAAACCCTGCTATAGATATTGGCAGCACAACTAACTATCTTAGATTTGATGGAAGCAATGTTTATATTGCAGGTAGTGCTACTATAAATGGTTCAGGATCTTTTACAGGCAATGTTTATGCTACATCAGGATCTTTTTCTGGATCTGTAACATCTCAATATGGTAATGTTGCAGGTTGGACGTTAGAGCCAAATCTTTTTTATGCTCAAACTTCAGGTAGATATTATGGCATGGCATTAAATGGTGGTGTCTTTTATGCTGGCGCTACAGATAAACTTGGGACAAATGCATATTTTTATGCAGATCCAAATGGTTTTATGTATTCTTCATCAGCAAATATTGGTGGATGGTCATTAGAACCCGGCCTTCTTTATGCTCAAACATCAGGTAAATATTATGGTATGTCAGTTGGTACTGGAAACGTATTTTATGCCGGTGGAATAAACAAAACAGGGGTAAACAGTTTATTTGTTGTAAATTCTAATGGTTTTCTTTATTCTACTTCTGCAAATATTGGTGGTTGGACAGTAAATCAGGCAGGTATCACATCTGCCTGCGTTGGAATATATGCCCCCGTATATCCAACAGCACCTGCTTCAAATGAAATATCATTTTTCGCTGGATCTGCTGTAGCAAATAGATCGACGGCACCTTTTAGAGTTGATTATTCTGGTAATCTTTATGCAACAAGTGCAAGTATTACTGGCTTTATTAATGGTCAATCTGGCTCTATTGGTGGATGGGCTATATCTTCAAATTCAATTAATTCAACTTCTGGAAGTGCGGGAACTTATTTATTTACTCAAACTGTCCCAACTACTGGTACTTCAACAATTTCCCTTGAAACATCATATAGAGTTAGGCCAACTACTGCTTCCCCATATGCATTTTTTAGATCAGCATTATACAATGATCTTGGAACTATAACTCCGTATCTAATTCTTGGAACAACGCCATCAGGTAATGGTACTAGGATTGAACAAAATGTTAGAATTTGGGCAAGAACTCCAAGCAATGCTTCAGATACATCCATAGTTGGATACCCTTCTATACAATTAGACGGCCCAGACGGGAATACTGCTGGTTGGCTTAGTTCATATGCTAATGCAACAATTTCAGTTGAAAGTGCAAATGGTGCAACTTGGTCGGAGGTGACTAATAATAGTATCGGACTGTATAGTGCTGGAAATATAGATTTACAATCTGGTAACATCATAAACATAGGAAATGATAATCTTACTAGTTATATATATCTTGGGTGGGGTACAAATTCTACCACAAGAGCAGTAGTAAGGTCAGTGGCGATTTATAACACACCAACAACAAGCACAGCCAACGACCCATTGGTATTCTTTGGAAGCACACCTAATTATAGTATTTATAGATTTTCTTCTAAGCAAGAATATAAAAAAGATATATTTTCTTTATCTAATTTTTCACAATTAAGTCCTTCTGTTTTATCAAATAAAATTTTAAATTCAAGTTCAATAAATATTTATGATGCTTTTAAAATTGTTCCTGTAACATACAAATCACTTCTTCCAGATGATGATCAGAATATAGAAAATTTTGGATTTATTGCAGAGGATGTTGCAGATAAGATGCCGCAACTTGCCACATATGATGAAGATGGCAATCCGAAGGGATACGGGGCTAATGGAATGATAGCCATATTATGGGCAGTCGTTCAAGAACAACAAATAAAAATTGAAGAATTAACATCAAGCGTTACTATGCTATTAAATAAATAATTTTTAAATATAAAATTTTGACATAAAATATTAAAATGTACTACAATATAAAAGACACGAAAGGAAAAATATGTCAGAGCAACCTATGAATCAAGAGCAGGGTCAGCCTCAAGTTATTGAACTTGTAGTGCAGGAACTTCAGAATAGAATCGGTCAGATTACTACTGAATATGAAACCCGCCTCGCTGTGCTAAAGGCGCAGGCAACACAGGAACTACAGGGTAAGGATCAGAGAATTTCAGAACTAATTACGTCATTGGCAGAAGCCAGAAAGAACGCTGCTAAGTCTGATGTATGATCCATCAGTTGAGTTAACTTCAGAAAATATTAAGAATGCTTTAGATTCTCATCAATCATTAATTGGTAATGTTTACCAGTCTGTTAATCGTTTAGATTACTTAAGACTTCAGGGTCAACAGAAGAGTATCGGTGAGTTAAAAGTATATTCTGATAGGTTACAGTTTTCTATTACACAAACATTTAATAGAATTCAGTTTCCGGTTCCATTTATATCTATCCCTACTGTACAGTTAACGGTAGAACAGGCAGACCCGTTCTTTGTGACACCTGTCATTAAGTCTGTTACTCAGAATGAAGTAAATTATGCTATTTTCTATTCAGGAAATATTAATGTGCAAAACTATACTTTGCATGTAACTGCTATTGGATATTAAGGAATTAAATGACTAATGATTTAAAGTGGCTTATTGCCTCTGATTTTCAGATCCCCTATGAAGATGTTCGTGCTACTAAATTGTTTTTTAATTTTATGAAATGGTTTAAGCCGGATGTTGTAGATCTTCTAGGTGATATTGATGATCAAAATTGCTATTCTAGATATTCTGACGGTAAGCCTGACGAATTTCTTTTAGCGAATCAGAAGCCAGAAAATGAAGAAACATTACTTAAGTTAGTTGCACAAGAGTCTTCAAATACGAAAAAGTTTTATTCTGAGATTAGAAAAACAGCGCCAAAAGCACAACTGTTTACTGCACTTGGAAACCATGACATTAGAGTATTTGATTACTTTGAGAAAAAGAATCCTGAGATTCTTGAAAAAGTAACTCCTAATTCCTTGTGGGGATTAGACGACTTAGGTTATGATTATATTTATTATAATGATCTTCCACGCAAGAGATTTGGTGATATCCATGTACATCATGGTGTTGCTTTATCACAAAATGCAGGTGAGTCTGCACGAAAAGATGTGGAAAATTATGGGGTATCTATGATGAGAGGCCATAGCCACAGGCTTGGTACTTATTATAAAACTCATGAGTTAAGAAATGAAACGCTACGCGGATATGAGATTGGTCACATGTGCGATGTTAAGAACGATCAATTTAAGTATACAACCGTACACAACTGGCAGCAAGGTTTCGCTATAGCACATATTGAAAATGGCGAATATCCACATGTACAGTTAATAGAAATATCAAAAGACTATACCATCTTCGCAGATGGTAAAAAATTTACAGGTTAATTAGGAGAAAAATGTTTACTACCGCATTCCTTGTCGCAGTGCTTGAACGAGCAGTGAAGACATTTGCACAGGCACTGGTTGCAGTTTTTGCTACAAATGCATCAACTCTTCTCAATGTCGATTGGTCACAGGCACTTACCGTTTCAGGTACTGCTGCAGTACTTTCAGTACTAACATCTATTGTTAGTGCAAACATTGGTAATTTCGGCCCATCACTTGCATCAGAATCAGTACCTACGAGTGTATCATCTTCGGAAGACACACAGCCGTAAGGCTTTAAATGCATTGTAAGAAATGTAAGAGCAGAATCTTTATTGATCGTTGTTTTACTTCTCACATACATGTAGAATTATTTTGTATGGGATGCGGTAAGCGATGGTTTTTAAAGAAACAATCAAGTCGGTTAGGACAATGGCTAAATCAAAAAGAAAAAGAACTACTAAAACACTCAGGTATTTCTATCTAAATGAAGAGTTGCATAAAACTCTCCTAGTTAAACGTCCAGATGATTTGATAATTGCTTGGAATTATCAACAGGATAAGCGCGTTGCATATGTTTTGTCTGATTGTAGACAGCGTATGCAGCGTGCTTATTCTGCTATAGAAGTATCAAGAATCATTGGGCGAGATAGATTAACTATTCTTAAATACATTTATGCTGGACATATTCCTGCGCCACAAAAAGCACAAGTTATTGGTGGGTCTGAGCGCGAGGGAAGGTATTTTTTCAGCGAACAAGATATCTATAGGTTGCATGATTACCTATTGACTGTTAGTATAGGAAGACCGCGAAAAGATGGCGAGAGAAGAGCAACTAATGCTCCTTCTAGAAGAGAACTAGAAGCAATCTTAAAAAATAATACTGTCCTTTATGTCAAGGGTACCGATGGGGAATTTACTCCTATCTGGAAGCAACCTGATTGGTAAAAAGCATTGCCAAAATTTATATTGGATGCTATGCTCTGTTAAATGAAACATAAACGATTCCTTTGGGAGAACACATGACGATTGAAAAAACAAGCACCCTTGTAAGGGTTGAATTGGGTTTTACGAAGAATCTTGGTAATTTTCAAAACATGAAAGTTTCGATTGCTGTAGAAGATTTTGTTCGTGATGGAGAGACTGTAGATAGTGCTACAGAAAGAGTATACAAGTTCATTGAAGACAAGATAGAGCAGAAGATGAGAGAAGCAGAGGAAGAGAACAACGGTGGCAAGTGAAAATCATAAGCCAGCGTATACTCTTTTAAATGTTTATTCTAAGGCTTATGCTGATAAGTACAATTCTTCATGTAATATTAATAAGTACCGCGACAAGTGGGCAATGATAGATTTGATTGATAGTGTTGGCTATGAGCGAGCGCAGCAACTTATTGCATATTATTTTAAAACAACAAGCAACAATAAGCATTCTTTAAACTGGTTCATGTACAACTTTGATCGACTTGATGAAATGTTGAAGAAGTCTGAAGAAGATAATATGAGGCGTGCTAAGATACGAGAGACAACAAAGCAAATGATGGAGGGCCAGTGAATACAGAATCAGAAGTTATTAGTTCAGTATGTCAGAATAAGGATATCTCTATCCTGCTTGCAGATGATGTTGATGATGTTTTTACATCGCATCGTGATGTATGGGAAGGGCTTAAGAACTATTACTACAAGTTTAAGGCTGTACCAGATGTTTCCGTCCTTGTTGAAAGGTATAGAGATTTTGAGCCAGCAGACACTAAGGCAGAGACAGCATACTATCTAGATAAGTTAAAGAATGAGTATCTTGCTGCTCAGATTAGGAATACTCTTCTTAAGGCCGGTAATAATCTTAAGACGGATGCTGCAGCGCGGGTACTTTCTGATTTGCAATCACAGATGTCTAAGTTGTCAAAGTTTACGAATAATGTTCGTGACCTAGATGTTACAGATTGGGAAGCAGCAGAACGCCATATTGAGCAGGTTCGGAATAGGGCTGCTGAAATGGGTGGCTCGCCGGGTATCCCAACAGGTTTTAAGGCTATGGATATGGCGTATCCTACTGGTATGGCACCGGGACATTTAATTGTTGTTATTGGTTGGCCCGGTCGTGGTAAAACATGGGCCACATCGTACCTTGCTTGTAAGGCTTGGGAACAAGGTTTTAAGCCAATGATTGTTTCTCTTGAGATGTCTCCAGAGAATATGCGTGATCGTATTTATACTATGCTTGGTAGTGGTATTTTTAGGGCAAGTCAGTTTTCTCGCGGCGATATTAACATTGATGATTTCAGTCATTGGGCTTCTAAGAAGTTTATGGATAAGCGAGGCTTTGTTCTTGTATCTAATGAGGGCATGGGTGATGTTACTCCACAAACTGTGCAGGGTAAGATTGATCAGCATAGGCCAGACCTAGTGATTCTTGATTATCACCAGTTGTTTAATGATACTAAGAAGTCAAACTCTGAGGTAGAGCGTAACCGAAATATTTCGCGTGAGTTTAAACTTCTTGCTATTCGTAATAATCTTCCAGTAATTGATATTACTGCAGCGACGGCAGATGATGTATCAGATCATGATGCTCCACCAATGTTGAATCAGGTAGCATGGTCTAAGGCCATTGAATATGATGCTGACATGTCTTTTGCTGTTCATCGTACTCCAGATACAAACATTATTGAGGTTATTAGCAGGAAGAACCGACATGGTACAGATTTTGGTTTCTACCTAGATTGGGATATCGATAGAGGAATCGTTAAGGAAATATACGACGATCCTTTCTAATGGTATAATTATCTTATTAGATTGGATCTTTATGCGTAAAAAAATTAAAAAATTTGGCTTCGACGGCGTGATTGCAGATGATGCAGCCATTCCAAGAATTAAAGATCAAAATAAAGCCTTAATCATTGAAATCATGAGAGATTCTGGGTATGTTCCAGTTCTTGATTTAGATCCAATTGTCTATATTTCCTATAATCAGCAAAAAAATAATTATAACTTCGGCTTGTATCTTCATGGAATTTATGTTGGCAAAAAAAAGTCTCAAGAGTATGATGGTTATTCAAGGCAAAGGTTAGTTCCGCGCTCTAAATAAATAGGGAAAAATGTTAACTGAAACTTATACACAATCGCATGTTAGAAAAATATTGCGAGAACTTGGCATACAAGTAAGTGCTGAGACTTATAATGATTTTCTATGTCTATGTCCTTTTCATGGCAACAAGAATACTCCATCATTTTCAGTAAGTCATACAAAGGGATTATATCTATGTTTTAATCCTTCATGTGATGTGTCTGGAACTATTGTTGAGTTAGTTAAAGAAATATCGCATCGTAGTGATTTTGAGGCTTTGAGGCTTATCCAGTCTTTAAAGGCAGATACTGAAGTTAGTTTTGAAGATGAGTTAGCATCATTGTTAGAAGATAAGCCAGAGTTCGTACAATTTCCTGTAGAGAAATTAAGAGAAATGCATGATGATCTATTGAAAGAAAGTAATTATGCTGCTTATGAGTATCTTTTAAGGCGAGGAATTGACGGTAATTCTATTGATCATTTTGGCTTAGGATATTCATCTAAACAGGATATGATTATTGTTCCTGTTCATAGTCCAGATGGTATGCCTGTTGGTTTAGTTGGAAGAGGAATTAGTGAGAAGAAGTTTAAAAACTCACGAAACTTACCAAGGTCTAAAACGATGTTCAACTTGCATCGTGCTAAGAAGTTTGGTGGGACAGTCATTATATGTGAATCAAGTTTCGATGCAATCAGGATTCATGCTACGGGATTTCCCAACGTCGTTGCCACCCTTGGGGGATTTATCTCAAAGGAAAACATCGCAAACCTGAATAGGTATTTTTCAAAGATTATTATTATGACTGATAATGATAGGAAGGAAGATTACGTTGTGCAGAATTGTAGGAAGTGTTATCCTAAGTCATGTAATGGTCATAGTCCCGGTCGGGATCTAGGAAATACAATCGCTGATTCCCTGAAGAATAAAGAGATTCTTTGGGCAGTGTATAGTGATACAGAAGTGTATCCACATGAGGCAAAGGATGCTGGCGATTTAACAGATGAAGAGATTCAGCATTGTATAAAAAATGCTATAACAAACGTAGAATACTCTTCCCTGAATCTGTAATAACTGATATAATATTAATACAGAGCAAGTTATGGCTCAATACAAATAGGAGAATATAAAATGGGTATTGTTAAAGGTCTAAAGGATATGAATCGTACGCTGGATCGTCCATCTTACGATAATGAAGGTCAAAAGGGTCGCTGGCTTAAGTTGGCTGATAATCAAAGTGTTAAAATTCGTTTTCTTCAGGAACTAGATCCTGATTCTAAGAATTATGATCCTGCATGTGGAGTTGGCTTCATTGCAGTTGAGCATACTAATCCATCTGATTACCGTCGCAAGGCTCTATGTAGCATTGAAGATCAGGGTCGATGCTATGGATGTGAGCAGCATCGTAAGGATGCTAAGGCTGGTTGGAAGGGCAAGAGTCGTCTGTACATTAATGTACTGGTAGATGATGGTAAGGAAGATCCATATGTAGCAATTCTTTCTCAGGGATCTGGTCCAAAGTCTGCGACACCAGAAGTAATTCAGTATGCTGGTGAGACAGGTAGCATTACAGATGTTATTTGGCGTCTTAAGAGGACTGGTCAGTCTACAGAAACAAGTTATAGTATCATTCCTCTACCAACCTCAGAAACTAAGAGTCTTGAAGGCTATGAGTGTCTTGATCTAGAGAAGATTGCTGTGCGTGATATTCCTTACGCTGAGCAGGAAACTTTCTACACTGGGTCTTCTTCTGATGGTGAAACAACATCATCATTCTCATCAACTGAATGGTAAATAGCCTCTGTGCTAACATGAAGCGGAGGCATTGCGCCTCCGCTTCCTAAGTTTAAGGATAATAATGGATTTTACTCACCTTCATTGTCACTCTCAGTATTCTCTGATGGATGGACTTTGTTCTCCGCATGAATTGCTTTCTGCTGCCAAGGATCTTGGGCAGACAGCAATTTCTATTACAGATCATGGAACACTATCCGGTCATCGTGATATGCAGAGGACGGCTAAGGAATTGGGCATGAAGCCGATTCTTGGAGTTGAGGCTTATATCTCTGAGACAGACAGATTTGATAAAAGAGATATGAAGAAGCGTGATGATAATACGCAGTACTTTAATCATATTATCCTCCTTGCTAAAAATCAGGAGGGTCTTAAGAATCTTCAAAGTCTATCAGAGATTGCTTGGACTGAAGGTTTTTATCGTAAGCCTAGAATTGATCTTGAGGTTTTAAGTGATTATGGAAATGGACTTATAGTTCTTTCTGGTTGTATGAATGGGCTTATTTCTAAGGCTATCGAAAAGGAAAATGAAGAACGAGCAGTATCGTTAACAAGATGGTTTAAGAACAGATTTGATAATGATTTCTTTATGGAAATTCAGCCTCATAATCCTGCAAAACTTAATCATAAACTTTTAGAACTTGCAGATGCTCATAGTGTTGGTTCCATCGTTACTTCAGACTGTCACTTTGCTACTGAAAATCAGAGGGCAGTCGAAGAAGCATTGCTTATCCTTTCTACTAAGCCAAACATGGATCGCAGCGCAGACTTTGAGAAGTCTAGGAAGATGATCGATATTTTTGAGCGGTTAGATTATCTTTATCCAGATCGTCCAATTAGTTTTAAGGATATTGATGTTTATATCCAATCTAAGTTACAGATTAAAGATCAGTTAGAAGCACAGGGTATTCATCGTGATGATATTTATGAGAATACTGTTGCCGTTGCGGATTCTATCGGAGATTACGATTATGTTGTTGGAAAGAATCTTCTTCCAGTTCCTAAGCGTAATGCTCACGATAAGTTGCGAGAGAAGTGCGTTGAAGGTTTAGCAAGGCGGGGCATCATTGATGATAGTATCTATAATGATAGGCTTGACGTAGAACTATCAGTAATTAAGAAGAAGGACTTTTCTGCTTATTTCTTAGTTGTTGAAGATATGATTACATGGGCTAAGTCTCAGGGAATTCTGGTTGGGCCGGGTCGTGGATCTGCTGCAGGCTCCTTGGTCTGTTACCTTCTTGGTATTACAGAGGTAGATCCAATTAAGCACGACCTATTGTTCTTTAGGTTTATCAACGAGGAAAGAAATGACTTCCCTGATATTGATACAGACTTTGAGGATTCTAGGCGTGGTGAAGTAAAAGAATATCTTCGTAAGAAATTTAAGCATGTTGCATCTATTTCTACATACCAGTTCTTTAAGGATAAGGGCGTTATTCGTGATGCTGCGCGAGTCTTTGGTATTCCTCTTCATGAAGTGAATAAGGCTATGAAGAGCGTGGAGCGTTTTGAAGAATACGAGTCTTCTCCTAATACCCTAGAATTTAGAAACAGGTACCCAGAGGTGCTTGAGTTGGCTACAAACTTGCGTGGTAGAATTCGTGGTAATGGTATGCACGCGGCAGGAATTGTTGTTGCTAAAGAAGCAATTAATAAGTATGCTCCAATTGAAACTAGAAATGATCCTTCTGATTCTGTAAGTGGCAGAATCCCTGTTATTGCTTATGATATGGATGAGGCGGCAGATATTGGATTGATTAAGATTGATGCTCTAGGGCTAAAGACTCTATCTGTAATTTCTAATACTATTTCTATGGTTAAAGATAGGTATGATAAAGATATTATTCTAACAGATATCCCTATGGATGATAAGAAGGTGTATCTTGATTTAACCTTGGGGCATACAAAGGGTATTTTTCAGGCAGAAGCAACTCCATATACCAATCTTCTTATGAAGATGGGTGTTGATAATTTTGAGGATCTTGTCGCTTCTAATGCATTGGTTCGACCGGGTGCTATGAATACTGTTGGAACAAAGTATATTGGTCGTAAGAATGGTTCTGAGGTAACTGAATACGTTCATCCTATGATGAGAGAATTCTTGGAAAGAACTTATGGCGTAATTATTTATCAGGAACAAGTTATGCAGACATGTGTGCATCTTGCAGGGATGTCTTGGTCAGATGCAGATAAAATCAGAAAGATTATTGGAAAGAAGAAGGATGCACATGAGTTCGATGTTTTCAAGGAACAATTCATTGTGGGGGCAACGAATCACATTGACAAGGACGCCGCTGAACAATTATGGCACGACTTTGAGGCGCACGCAGGATATTCGTTTAACCGCTCACATGCCGTGGCGTATTCCATGTTGTCATACTGGACAGCATGGCTCAAGCATTACTATCCGCTTGAGTTCATGTTCGCACTGTTAAAGAATGAAGGTGACAAGGATTCTAGGACAGACTATCTTTTAGAGGCTAAGCGTCTTGGCCTTAAGATCCTTCTTCCACATGTAAATGAATCTGATATGGGATTTAGTATTCAGAATAATTCTATTAGATTTGGTCTTTCTGATGTTAAGTTTATTTCTGATGGTATTGCTAGTAAGATTATTAATGCAAGACCATTTAATGATTACTCTGAGTTACTATCATTTTCTCAAACAAAGGGAAGTGGCGTTAACTCAAGGGCTATTGATGCTCTAAATAAGATCGGTGGTGCGGCTTTTCATGATAATCCTACCTCTGGGATTGAATCTGAGAACCTTTATGAATACTTAAATATTCCTAAGTTTGATGTTAAGGGCATTAGTCCAGAGATTAGGAGTCAAGTTGATCCGCTGGAAGAGTTTGAAGAGAGTGGCTGTTACGTTTTCTTTGCGATGGTTAAATCGATTAAAAGAGGTAACGGCTGGTCCCGCGTAGAATTAGTTGATGATACTAGTTCGATTGGCATTTTTCATAATGAAAATAGTCAAATTGAATCAAACAATATGTATTTCTTCCTTGTGGGAGACAATAGAATTCATCGATATGTTAGTATTGATGACGTAGTAAGTAAAAAGGATGACCCGTTCATCAAGTATCTGTATTCAGAGTCTATTCCTGTCGGAGATGGGGAGTATGGAGTTGTAGATTTTACTCCATATAGGACTAAGCAGAATAAGATGATGGCGCATGTTATTCTTACAGAAGAAAATAAGAAGTTAAAACGATTAATCGTCTTTCCTAAAAATTATACAAAGGCTCTGGGTAAAATGAAGCCCGGTAAAATTTGTGAGCCAGTTATTGGCAAGATGGATGACGGAACGAATTTTGTAAAGGATTTATTATGAGTGAAGATTTACCAATTGATTTGGACAGAATTGTTGCTGCTCTTCTTAAGACAGCAGGACCAATTTCTATTAAGTTGAAGACGCTGCTTGATGATTATACAAACTACAGCGTAATGATTAAGCAGGATGTTGATGATGAAATTACTCTAGAACTTGTGGAGAACCCAGATGAGTCTTGATGAACTAATGTATGATTTGCATGATATTGCTGTAAAGAAAGGTTTTTGGGATAACTATAGTGATTCTCCTAATGAGTTTATTGGTATGAAACTTGCGCTTATTCATTCTGAGGTTACGGAAGTTCTTGAGGCTATTCGTAAGGGTAAGACTGAGGATGAGGTTATGGCTGAGTTTGCAGATATCCTTATTAGAACACTGGACTTAATTGCTGGAATGAACGATAATTATTTCATGGAAGAGCATTCGATTGAAGATGCTTTAAATAATAAAACATCTATCAATAAGGAACGTCCAGCATTGCACGGCAATAAATTTTAGGAGTGATATGACGCAGGTAGCGGAAGATATTTTAGCAAGGCTAGATCCAAAAACACGTCAGAGAATTCAACTGGCACAGAATGTTGATGTTCAAAGGCAAAGAACTCCAAGCATTGGACTTAATCTATCTCTTAAGGGCGGTCTGGGTTTTGGTCGTCAAGTGCTGGTTTGGGGCAATAAGAGTGCTGGAAAGTCTTCCTTTTGTCTACAAATGATTGCTAAGGCTCAGCAAGATGGTAAGGTCTGTGCTTGGATTGATTCTGAGGCATCCTATTCGGCAGATTGGGCAGACAAACTTGGAGTAGATTCATCACAATTAATTTACTCATCTGCTAAAACAATTAATGATATGGTCGATGTTGCTGTCCAACTTATGGAGGCAGAGGTAGATATCATTGTTGTTGATTCTATTTCCGCGTTGCTCCCAGCCATCTACTTTGAGAAAGATGGAGAAGAATTAAAAAATCTTCAAGATACAAAACAAATCGGTGCTGAAGCAAAGGATATGACTCATGCCGTTAAGATGCTCAATTACGCAAATAAAAATACGCTACTCGTTCTTATTTCTCAACAGAGAAACCAGTTTGGGAGTATGCACGCATCACATATCCCAACCGGAGGTATGGCGGTTAAATTCTTTTCCAGTACTGTCATTAAACTATGGTCATCCGAAGCCGAAGCGAACGCTATCAAGGCTGGAGTATCAGTTGGCGACAAGATTATTGAACAAAAGGTTGGGCGTCCAGTCAACTGGATTATTGACTACAACAAACTTGGACCACCTAATCTCAGTGGGCAGTATGACTTTTACTACCAAGGAAGTTTTGTCGGTGTTGACGGAGTGGGAGAAGCGTTAGATGTTTCTGAGATGATGGGAATTACTCAGAGGGGCGGTTCTTGGTATACCATTGGAGAAGAAAGAATTCAGGGGAGAGCCAAGGCTGTAGAGTATCTTAGGAATAATCCAGATATTGTAGATGAATTAGAAAAGAGGATCTATGAGTCGTCTTGATGATTTCTTAAATAAAAATAAAGAAGAAGTTCCAGACATGTCGGCGTTTGAAAAGTTAGATAAACGGTATCCATGCCAGCATTGTAATCGTGCTTCTGTAGAGGCGTATTTTGATGAGAGGGCTTATGTAATTCATTGGGTTTGTCCAAATAATCATTTAAGTTCTGTAAGAATTGATGGTAAGAATGTCTGAAAGATCTGAAATTAAACGTGATGGTGCCAAGGCTCAGAAGAATTCTGGGCGGGGTAAATATCAAAAGGGAGATGCTATTATGTTCCCATTTTTAGTGGACTACAAAGAGGCTTCTCGTTCTTTTACGATTAATAAGGATGTGTGGGCTAAGATTTGTACGGATTCTTTTAAAGTTTCAAGAGATTTGTATCCATGCCTTAAGATTATTTTGGGTGAAGGTAATGATAAGACTCGTCTAGCAATTATTGAATGGTCTTATCTAGAGGATTTGATAAAGAGTGGCGATGACGGAAAATAATATTTTTGAGTCTATAAGTGAAGTTTCAGAGTTTAATGAGTTGTCTAAGTATATCAAAGACCCTGACCTTGACGAAGCATTAGCGATTGTGATAAAATTAATAGCAAGGCCGGATGTTCCTGCAGGTAAAGCCCCTGAATTAATTGTTCGGTTACAGGCATTAAGTGCCAAGTTTGCGATGCTTAAAAGGTACTATATGACCTTTGAGAAAGGTCCAGAGGCATCTATGAAAAAGAATACTTATGCATCTATGGCTGAGGCGATAGACAAAGTTGTTGATAGTTTGAAGTATATTGCTAGATATGGGGCATAGTGGCGAAGAATATTATTGGAAATTTAAAGTTTCAGAAGCCACTAGAGGGCGGTTTTGATCATAATGAATTTGCTAAAGAGATTGAGCAAAGTTATTTAAAACAGCGTAGAAATAATACTGAGCAGAAGAAGACAACTTTTTCTCCAAGTACTGTTGGTTATGGGCATGGTAATTGTCCTAGATATTGGTATATTGCTTTTACTGGTGCAGAGTTTAATGATACGTTTACTGCGCAAGGTATTGCTAATATGGAAAATGGTACTGCTGCACATGATAGAATTCAGAAAATTTTACACGGAACTGGTAGATTAAAAAATGTGGAAGTTGAAGTTACTTATGATGATCCACCCATTCGCGGTTTTGTCGATGCGGTCTTGGAATGGGAAGGAACGCCGGTAGTAGCAGAAATTAAGACTGCTAAGCAAGAAGTTTATGCTATTAGACAAGCAAGCATGAAGCCTTCATCTAATCACTTACTGCAACTTTTGATTTATATGAAGATTCTTAAGGTTGCTCAGGGTGTTTTTATTTATGAAAATAAGAATGATCAGGAACTATGTTTTATTCCGGTTCAAGTAAATGAAAGAAACATTAAGATAATTGAAGAGTTGTTTGCTTGGTTGCGTGAAGTTCGTTCAGCATATGAGAATGAGACTCTTCCTGAGAAAGTTTCAACTAAGAGTACTCCTATGTGTAAGAATTGTCCGGTTAAGGATACTTGTTGGAATAAACTTGATGATGGATTGATTAGAATAGAAAAGTATGTTCCTCCAAATGACCGATGATATAATTTTAAAATGTGCTTATGATGATTGTAGTAAAACTTTTATAGCACAAAGGCATAATCAAAAATATTGTACTCCTGAATGTTGTAAGGATGCTACTAATAAGAGAATTAGAAGTAAGTATTCTGAAACTAAACAAAGACTTAAGGGTAAGAAAAGAATTTGTAAAACTTCTAGGTGCGGCACTATTTTAAGCAGGTATACTGAGGAAGATATTTGTGGCAAATGTATATCTGCTATTAAAGCAAACGAGCAAGAACTTTTGAGAAAGAAGTTCCGTGGCGTCTAAACTTGTAGCATTAAGTAAAGTTAAGGGAAGTAGAGTTCTTGGCATTGATGCCAGCACTAAAAGTATCGCTTTTTGCCTTTTTGACGGTAAACATCCTGTTTATTATGGTGAAATATTTTTTAATGGTGCAGATGTGTATGAAAGAATTTATGATGCTAAAAAGAAAATTCGTGCTTTGAAATCAAAAATGTTTCAAGATTTAGATTATGTTGCTATTGAGGCTGCGGTGGTTGTAAAGTCTGTAAATGTAGGAATTAAAATGGCCTATGTCTTTGGGGCTATTATTGCTGAAATTTTAGATGATCATACTAAAGTTGTTGAGGTTCATCCTATAACATGGCAGTCGTATCTTGGTAATAAGAATTTTACTAAGGATGAGAAGGCGGCGGTCAAGGTTGCTTTCCCAGATAAATCTGAAACTTGGTATAAGAATAAGATAAGGGAAATGAGAAAAGATAAAACTTTACAGTTTATGTCTGATAAGGGTATAATTACTACTAGCGATAATGTCGCTGATGCTGCCGGATTGTCATGGTATGCGGTGAATAATATTTCGAGGACTAATGGTTAAACTTTACGAAAATAAAGAATGGCTATATAAAAGATATGCTCTTGAAAAGAAAAATATTGTTGAAATGTCTAAAGAAGCAAACTGTAGCCATATGACTATTCAGCGTGCGTTAGAAAAGATAGGTTTGATTAGAAAGAGATAAATGTGAAGACAGCACTTGTTCTTGGAGCCGGTGGCTTTATTGGTAGCCATATGGTTAAGCGTTTAAAGTCAGAAGGTTATTGGGTTCGTGGAGTAGATCTTAAGCATCCAGAATTTTCTAAAACAGAAGCAGATGAATTTATTGTTGCCGATCTTCGTAATCCAGATATGGTAAAAAGAGCGGTGCGTTTCACCGGACTGATGGGTAATTTTTATCAGAATATTCCTGATAAGTTTTCTAAATCCTTTGATGAGATTTATCAGTTTGCTGCAGATATGGGCGGCGCTGGTTATATTTTTACGGGTGATCATGATGCTGATGTTATGCATAATTCAGCAACTATCAATCTTAATGTCCTTGACGCAGTTCAAAAGTTAAATGAATTACTTAAAATTAACACTACAAAAATTTTTTACAGCAGCAGTGCCTGTATGTATCCAGAACATAATCAATTAGATCCTAATAACCCAGTATGCTCAGAAGATTCTGCTTATCCCGCTAATCCAGACTCTGAATATGGATGGGAAAAATTATTTAGCGAACGTCTGTATTTTGCATATAATCGTAATTATAATATTCCAATTAGAGTTGCTAGGTTTCACAATATTTTTGGGCCAGAGGGTACATGGACTGGCGGTAAGGAAAAGGCTCCTGCCGCTATTTGCCGCAAGGTTGCTGAAGTTATTAATGGCGCTAGTATTGATATTTGGGGGGATGGGTTACAAACTCGTTCCTTCCTCTATATTGATGAATGTATTGAAGCCGTGAGGCGCTTAGTTGATTCTGATTTTATGGGTCCAGTTAATATTGGCTCTGAAGAAATGGTTACTATTAATCAACTTGTCGAATGTGCTGCTAATGCTTCTGGTAAAATTTTTACTATTAATCATATTGATGGTCCAACTGGTGTGCGCGGTAGAAATTCAGATAATGCCCTGATCAGAGAAAAGTTAAATTGGGATTATTCGCAGTCTCTACAAGACGGTATAAATAAATTATATTTATGGATTTGTGATCAAAAAAATGATTAAAATATTTAGGAGAATAAGTGGTTAATAAAACATTTTTAATGGAATTATTGAATGAATCTGGAAGTGATAAAAGCGTTTCTCATAATTACGAGATAGCATATTCACAAATACTTCCTGATACATTAAACAATATGTTAGAGATAGGTATAGGTTGTTATAATAATAGTAATGACACATCACTACGGGCTTGGGAAAAACTATATCCTAATGCAAATATTTATGCAATTGATATTGATGAAACAAAATTAATAAATAAAGAAAAAATTAAAAGTTTTAAAGTTGATCAATTTAGCGTTAGCGAATTAAATAATTTTTCTAAAAATTTAGATGTTAAATTTGATGTAATAATTGATGATGGAGTTCATCTTTTATCGCCCACCATTGCCACGTTTGAAGCATTATTCCCCTGCCTCAATGATAATGGCGTGTATTGTATAGAAGATGTTAGAAAAAATTTACCAATGTGGGCTGAAGATCATCAAATGGTATCTACAATTTCAGAGTACCTTAATTCAAGAAATGATGTTTCTTATGAAATATTTGATACCCGACCAAATATTGATGATGATAGTATAGTCTTTGCTATCAGAAAGGTTAAAGTATGAACATTGTAATAAATAAAAATGATGTTTTGGATACAGATTTTTCAAAAATTATGCAATATTTTTATTATTCTGGAAATTCCGATGCTTGGCAAGTTGATGTTGATGTGCATGAAACTCAGCCATATAAATTATATGCAAATATTTCAAATCAAGTAAACGATACATTGATTTTAGATATTGGTACAAAGAATGGTAATTCTGCAATTGCTCTATCAAATAATGAATCTAATAATGTTATATCATATGATTTAATACAATGGCCCTGCCATACCAATTTAAATAAATCAAATATTGATTTAAGAATTGGAAATTTTATGGAAGATTCATCAATTGATTATGACAAGGTTTCCATTATTTTGATTGATGTTGATCCTCATGATGGTAAGCAAGAGCCACCAATGATTAAGTTTTTAGAAGAAAAGGGTTGGAGCGGTATTATTTTAATGGATGATATAGACTACGATACTTTCCCAGATCTTAAAACAATGTTTAGTAATATTCCTTACAAGAAATATATTTTTAAGGATGTAGGTCATTTTTCTGGAACCGGAGTCTTTGCTATGGGTGAAAAATATTCTTTAGAGGTGATTGATTAATGAAAATTTTTGATATATTGTTGCTTAATCATGAAGTAGAAATGTTAGAAATTAGGATGAACATCTTAGACCCATATGTGGATTATTTTATTTTAACCGAAGGAAACAAAACATTCTCTGGCTTGGATAAAGAATCAACATATTTAAAAAATAAAGATGTTTTTAAAAAATGGGAAAAGAAAATAATTCATAATCAAATAGAAATCCCAGATTTAAATATTACATGGGATAGAGAAATTTTTTCTAGAAATTCAGCATTAAGTTTAAATTTATTTGAAGATGATGATATTTTGCTTACAAGCGATATAGATGAAATTCCAAATCCAAAAGTTTTGTTTAACATTGATGAATGGATAACAGATGATAATCATCATACTTTCAGACAAAAATGTTATACATATTATTTAAATAATTTTTATTCAGATAATTGGTTTGGTACAAGGGCAGCAAGATATAGATATATGAAAAACAATACTATTGATAATATTCGTGAGGGTACGGAAGATGTATCTAAGATCTCTGGGCCATTGGTAGAAAATGGGGGGTGGCATTTTACTTATTGTGGTGATGCTCAGCAAATACGAGGAAAGATTAAATCTTTCTGCGATACACAATTCAATATTCCAGAGGTTATGAATAATATTGAAAATAATTTATTGATCGGAAAAGATATTTTTTACAGAAATATAAACTATCAAGTGGTAGATTTAGATAATTCTTATCCTGATTATTTGCTAGATAATAAAGAAAAATATAAACATTTGATTAGGGGTTAGAATGACTAAGAATTTGGTTGACATATGTAATGAAAATAATTTAAATATTTATGATAATCCTCAGTATGGTACTGATAAACATATACCTAAAGGGTATGTGGAAAATTTTTATGAAAAAACTTTTTACCACATAAGAGATAAAGAAATCACGTTTGTTGAAATTGGTGTTAGGGGAGGGGCATCCATATTTTTATGGAAAAATTATTTTTCTAATGCAAAAATTTATGGGATAGATAATTTATATGACAAGGATATAAATAATCTTCCGGTTAACTTAGAATGGCTTGATGGGGATAATGTTCATTATCTTACTGTAGATGCTTATGAACCTAGTTCTATAGATTTAATTGATGGTGAAATCGATGTTTTAATTGATGACGGACCACATACAATAGATAGTCATGTTAAATTGATTGAATTATATTGGAATAAAATGTCTAATAACTCAATGATTATTATTGAGGATGTATTTTATGATCCAGAAATGCTTTATTCAAGGTTAGACCCTATTTATAAAACTTATGCAGAATTTTATGATTATGGTGGATGGGATCATAAATTAATTGTTTTTAGGATTATAAAATGATTGTTACAGAACTTTATCGTGGTCAAGGATTGGGTAATCAAATTTGGAGCCTTGTTGTTTTAAGAATTGTTGCAGAAAAAAATGGTTATCTTTGGGGTACTAAAAAAACAAATCCTTTTAAAGGTTCTACTTTTCTTCCTAATTTAGATTTAGGTCAAGAAGTTTTTACTGGAAACAGTCCAGAAGGCGGCCCTCCATATGAACTTCCTATTGGTATTTCCAATTATTATAGAGAAACAAATTATTCATGTGTAGATGAAAATTTTTGGAATAATTTACCTGATAATACAAAAATTGATGGTTGTTTTCAACATTTACAATATATAAATGATAGAAAACAAGATATAATTGAATGGTTAAAACCTAGTATTGATATAAAAGAATATTGTGCCGATGATATTTGTGTAATAAATTTAAGAGGTAAAGATTATTTTTTTACATCATCATGGCTACCTAAAGAATATTATCAAAATGCTATAAATGAAATGTTAAAAATTAATTCTAATATGAAATTTATAGTTGTTACTGATGATCCAGATAAAGCAAAAGAATTTATTCCAAATGGTACAATAGTTGGTATATTTGATAATAATCACCCAGAAGTTTCTTCTCAAATTTCTCAGGAAAAAACTGCTATTGATTATTCAATAATGTATAATGCTAAATATTTAATTTTATCTGCATCGACGTTTTGTTTTTGGGCCGCTTGGGTTAATACTCATGTTAAAAAAGTTATTGCTCCCAAATATTGGTTTGATTATAATGTATCAAATGGTGTTTGGAGAAATGAAGATAATATTGTTGAAGATTGGTTTTATTTAGATAGAAATGGTAATATTTTTTCGGGCATTGACTGTATACACGATTCTATAAAGGCAGGTAGTTAAAATTACAATAAATCTTAATGATGTAACCTTATTCTCGTTATTCTACCCTTTTGAACAAAGTGACCTTAAAAATACAGTAAACGGTGCTATTCAGGCATTAATTTTAAGTAGTTCAAATATTAATTTTTATGAAATTAAATTAATTACTTCAAAGGAAGTAATTGAAGAATATAAAGATACGTTGAATGGATTCGGCATTAAATACGAAGAAACCATATATCCGATTAAAAATATAAATGATTATTCTAAATATATGGTTTATGAATTATATAGACACTTTGATAGTAAATTTATTTTAGTAACTCAACCTGATGGTTATGTAATAAACCCTGATCAATGGGATGAAGAATTTTTAAATTATGATTATATTGGTGCGCCGTGGCCCTATAGAGAAGATGCCTTCTTATCCCCATTCGGTGAGCATATAAGGGTTGGTAACGGTGGATTTTCTTTAAGAAGTAAAAAACTTTGCATGACACCTTTAGAGGTAGACATACCATTTGATTGTACTAGCGGAGATTTTTACAAACATTTTAATCAAAATAATTTTAATGAAGATGGATGTATAGCAGTTCACAACAGACATCTTTTTGAGTCTAACGGATGTAAGTTTGCTCCCATTGAACTGGCTGCAAAATTTTCTTATGAAAGTCCAGTGCCAGAAAATTATGGGATTACGACGTTTGGTTTTCATGGAAATAGGAGATGAAATGAGTATTTCAGTTGCTATACCAGTATGGGAATATTATAATCGTGGCGTAGAGATGCTTGATTCGCTTTTTCTGTCTATTAAAAAACAAAATACAAATTCCATTCAAGTTGTCGTTTCTGATCAGAGTTTAAATGATGATATTGAAAATTTTTGTAAAAATAATATTTATGATTTAGAAATAAAATATGTCCGTGAGCCTAATCGTGGAAATCCAGCATATAATCATAATAATGCAATTGATAATTGTGATCGTGACATAATAAAAGTTATGCAACAAGATGATTATTTTTATGATAATTATGCATTAGAAAAAATAAAATATTTATTTAACCAACATAACGCTGACTGGCTTGTATGTGGATGTATTCATACAAATGACGATGGTAGAAGTTATTACGGCCCCATGATTCCTCGTTGGGACGAACGAATGATTCTTACTAATGGTAATAATTATATTGGTGGAGTTTCAGTATTAGCAATAAAAAATGGTGTAATTGAAAGATTTGATCCTGTAGTAAGAATGCTTTTAGATGTTGATCTTTATTATAATTTAAAAATAAATCATGGACATCCTATTTACTGTACAGATTATTTAATTGCTAACAGATCTAGAAATGTAGATACTTTATATGCTGAAATAAGTGAATCTGAGGTAAATGAAGAGTTTAATTATGTTCATAGAAAATATGGAATTCAATTATGATTGATTTAAAAAATACAACTTTTATGATACCGATCAGGCTTGAGTCAGAAGATAGAATTAGAAATGCTTTCACTACTATAAGTTATTTAATTAATAATTTTGATACAACCGTTATTGTTAAAGAGGTAGATTCAGAATCAAAATTTAATTCTGAAGTGTTGCCTTTAATCTCTAAAGTTTCTGATAAAAAAAATTTAGATAAAATAAATTATATTTTTGAAAAAAATGATGATGTTATTTTTTATAGGATGCAAATAATGAATGAAATGTTATTTGTAAGTAATACAGATATAGTTGTTAATTATGATGTTGATATTTTATTAGAAAAGCAAACAATTATTGATGCTGTAAAAAATATTTCTATTGGAAAAGCAGATGTTGTTTATCCATATGGCGTTCCTAATTATCAAAAAAGAGTAATTTTTTTTGATGATATGGTTGCAAATTTTTTTATTAAAGAAAATTATGATTTTGCAGTTTTGCATTCTTTAGGTATGTGTGTAGAGCATCAATCATATGCTGGTCATGTTCAATTTTTTAATAGAAAAGTTTACATTGATGGTGGAATGGAGAATGAAAATTTTAAAGGATATTCTCCTGATGATAAGGAAAGAATTCATAGGTTTAGAAAATTAGGATATAATGTTTTAAGGTTTACTGATGACTATGTTTATCATTTAGAACACTCAAGGGGAATTAATTCATCTCCTAATTTTATGGAAAACAATCCTTATTATAATCATAATCAGGATTTATGGGGCAAATTAAAAAATATGGAATATGATGAATTAAAAAAATATTATAATGATCAAATATATTTAAGGAAATATGTTAATGTCTAACAATAAATATTATTTGTCTGTCGCAGCCATTTTTAAAAATGAAACTATGGGATTGTCTGAATGGATAAAACATTATATCCATCATGGTTTTGATCATATTTATTTAGTTAATGATTTTAGCGAAGATAACTATCTAGAAATACTTCAACCATACATTGATTCTAACTATGTAACTTTATTTGAAAATGATATTAGTGATAAATATTATGGTAGACAAGTTGATATCAATAATAAATATTTTATTCCCATTATGAATCAAACAAAATGGTTAGCCATTGTTGACCTTGATGAATTTTTGTATAGTCCTAGAGAAATTGATGTTAAGAAAATATTAAGAAACCATGAGGATGCTGCAGCAATTTATGTTGCATGGGTTTGGTTTAACTCAAATGGGCATATTAGTCAACCTAAAAATATCGTTGAGGGTTTTACTAAGAGGGCCGAATATTTTGCAGATGTTTACATGAAAAGGCCGGGGATGGAACCGACCATTGTTATTTTTGCGGCAGATAAAATAATTTATAATACAGATTATGATTTCTATACGCTTGATGTTCATACTGCTTATACCAATGGTCAGATTAAAACTTTATCTTATAAAACTAATCGTGAAGATCCCGAATTATTATTAAATCATTATCAACTGCAGTCTTTGGAATATTGGGATAAAGTTAAGTTGAATCGTGGAGATGTTAATTGGCTTTATAGTGGTGAGCCACGCGATCATGAAGGTAGAAATTTAATGGATTTTGGTAATATTGAAGATAAAAGATTATATGAGCAAAATAAGGATATATTTATATGATATTGGCAAGTTGTCCATTAAGAATATCTTTATTTGGTGGATCTACTGATAACCCAAATTTTATTAAAAAATTTGGGTATGGTTCTGTAATAAGTTTTACTGCAGATTTAAAAACATATGTTACTTTAAGTCAGGACCGTGCAGGATATAATAATATTGATCATAAATATATTATTAATTATTCTAAAAGAGAAGAAGTAAATCATATATCATTAATTGAAAATGAACTTGTTCGTTCTACTTTAGAAGATTTTTATATATCTCCATCTCTTATTTCTATGACTAGTGATATATATTCTCACGGAAGCGGCCTTGCATCATCATCTTCTTATTTAATATCATTAATAAAAGCCATATCGATACATAATGATATGAATCTTAGCGACTTTGAAATATGTAAGATTGCATATGAAATAGAATTAAAATTTAATCCGTATTGTGGATATCAAGATCCTTATGGATGTGGCATAGGTGGATTTAAAAAATTAAATTTTTATGATGATGGTAGTGTGACTACAGAGTTCTTAGATACAAAATTTTTTAATTTATATGATATGCATCTTGTTTTTACAGGAATAACTAGAAATTCAAAAATTGTTCTTAAAGATGTAAGTGATAATATTGATAAATCTAAACCCTTGTTAGGACTTGTAAATCAGGCATATCATTCATTACAAAATGAAGATTATGAACAATTTTTAAATGTTTTTAATAAAAGTTGGACAGAAAAAAAGAAAACTAGTAAAATGATAATTGAGAATAAATCTTTATTGATGATTGATCAAGCATTAAATGATAACAAGACTGTATTAGCGCATAAATTATGCGGTGCAGGTAATGGTGGTTTCTTTTTAGTTATTTCTGAAAAAAATAATTTAAATATCCCTTTTAAGAATATTAAGATCAATGTATCTATGGACGGCGTGAAGGGAAGAATTGTATGATATTTTTTGAACAATGTGTAGATGCAATAAATAGTATTGATAATAAAGAATATGATAAATTTAAAAATCATTACTATAATTCCAATAAAATAATTTTATTAGGTAATGGTGGAAGTAATGCTGCTGCAGCACATATTGCTCAGGATATGACAAAGCGTGGTGGCAAGAGGGCTGTCTCTTTTACCGACCCATCGATGCTGACATGCTTTATAAATGATTATGGTCAAGATATAGCATATGTTAAATATCTTGAATTCTATGCAGATTCTGATACGTTGGTCATCCTTATAAGTTCTTCTGGTAATTCAGAAAATTTAGTTAATTGTGTTAAATGGTGCGAGAAAAATAAAATCAAGTACGGCATATTGACCGCTTTTGATAAGATTAATAAAATGCGTATCTATGCTATAGAGCCAGCATTCAATTACCACATT